TCTATCAAGAGATTAAAAATGTGAGATCATTTCATATTAAGATATCGTATGATGAAAATACTAATGTAATTACATACAACCGAGAATTACATCCTGGATCTGGAGATAGTTTTTATGGTTTGTCAGTATCAAAGAGTTTAATAGATGATCGAGAATTTATTCAGATATCGAATGAGATTAAAGAGAGTATAATATCTACAAAGAAAGATGTGAGTAAATATAATAAGAATTTGATTAAAGATGAATGTTGTATTTGTAAAAAACAAGTAAAAGATGGAGAAGTTTCATTGGAAACACATCATATTATATTTCAAAAAGATGCAGATATAAATGGTATGATAAATGAGTATCAACATAAAAATAATAGTAATAATTTAGTAGTAATATGTCAGAAATGCCATGATGAAGTAGATCGAGGTAATATAAATATTATTGGTAAAGTAGAGACAAGTGTTGGAGTTGAGTTAATTGTAGAGGAAAAAGAAGAAAAAATAGAAAAAGATAATATATCTGAAATAGAGATGAAAGTAATTGAACTAAGTAAGAAAAAATTATCACAAAAGATGATAAAAGAAAAATTATCTAAAGAAAATATTAATCTTAGTATGAATAAGATTAGTAAAATTATTAATCAAAAATATGTGTAGAATCGATATAATATACCATTTGATGATTACCTCCATCACCACCAAATCTAATAAAATTTCTTCCATTATATGTACCACTATTAATTGGTACATTACCTATATTTACTGTTTTACCAATTGGTACTGATATATCCCCATTTACATTTAAATTACCATAAATAGATACATTACCCCTTGGATCTATTTGCATAGTAGAGCTATCACCTGCATTTCTAAATGAATGCCAACCATTTGGACTTTTATAGTAATTATCCGCATTATTTCCAAAATGTAATCTTTGATTACCTTGTCCATCTGTATGCCAAGTATCCGTTTTAAAACTTGCAACACCATTTAATGATGTATTTCCATTTAAGGTTGTCTCTCCGGTTACTAATAATCCATTTGTAACAGTAGAACTACCATTTATTTGAACATTACCATTAACAGTACTACCACCATTCACATTTAATCCACCATTTGCACTAGTTAGACCAGATGTTGTTGTTGTACCAGTAATATTTGTATTACCTGCAAATAACGCAGGAACATACATGTCAGAACCATTATGTCCAACAGAGACGATGTCTGAACCAGTTGTCGCATTTTGTAATCTAAAATAACCACCGCTACTTGCAAAATTAAAATTATTTGCAGAATCATTTGAATTTATAGTTACTTTACCACCAATTGTTGCATCATTTGTTACGTTCAATTTATTTAATGTTGAATCACCCGTTACAGTTAAATTACCAGGTGCACTAGGTATACCTATATTTAAATTACCAGGATTAGTTAATGTCCCACCCCCATTAACTAATTTTTGAGCGACTTTAGCGAGTGTAACAATTGACGATACTGGAACTAAAGAGGGATCAAAATCTTCTTGATTAGAGTATTTTTGATATATATTACTAAATAAATAATATAATATTAAAAACATTAATAATAGGTAAATATATTTCATACTATAATAATTGAAAAAATTGATAAAATTTCATTAAATAAATGGTATATTTAATTATATTGTTAAAAATGAATACTATATTTATTTTTTTGTATTTTGTGTCTTTTGTATGGGGACAAAAGATAACATCTGTTCCTTCAGTAACACATCAAATCTTTAATAAACCTACTAGTACGCCAACAAATACGTTAACAAATACACCAACGAATATCCCAAGCAAAAATTTTTTTTCAAGGTTAACGAGTACACCTATTCCATCAAGTTCACCAAATCCAACATTATATAAAATGAAATTACAAGATAAGGATGAAAAAATAAAAAAGATACTAGTAAAGATACCTGAGAAAATACTAACAAAGATACCTGAGAAGATACCAGAGAAGATACCTGAAAAGATACCTGAGAAGATTCCAGAAATAAAAAAAAAAAAAATTTTTAAATATTTGATAATAATATTTTTATTCGTAATATTTGTATTTGGTTTGTATAAATGCATTAATATTAGATATAATAAACCAAAAAAAGAAAATGTAGAAATTCAATTACCATTTTATAATTCACCAATTAGTAAATCACCTAATAATAATTCACCTAATAGTAATAATTATTATCATCAACAAAATGAAAAATGTTATCGTCGATCATCATTAAATGTAACTAAACTTTCACCTAGACCTGATAGTCCTAATGGTTCATATGGATTTAATGATTTTTAATTTATAATATAAAAATGTATTTATATTAAATATAAATTAAAATGTCAATATCAGATGATGTAATAGAAAAAATAAATAAGATTTTTTTTAGTTATTTTAAAGATGATCCAGAATTTCAATATAATGATTCAGATTTTGAAGAAAAAGATATTATTGTTGAAATTGATAACGAATCATCAATTAAACATCAAAATGAAATTCATTTACATTTTGTTGCAAAAAAAATAAAAGTAATAAAGAATTTAAATATTACCAAATTTTTAACAGTATATCCATATTTTTATGATTTTTTACCACCAACAAATATAATAGATAGTGTAATTAAATATTTTGTAAACAAAATAGAAGTTCCTAGAGATAGTTTATCAATGATGTTATTTGAGAAAGAGAGTGTTAATGCAGAGCGAAATATTCAATTTATTTTTCCAAAAACGTGTTTAAAAAATATTGGAAATAAGTTATATATTAATGAATTTGGTCGAGAAATTGTTCAATTAACAATTAATTATATTAATTTCAAGTTAATAAATAAACTACTATTAGAGAATATGATGTATGAAAAAAGATTAAAAAAAATAGAAAGTATATTAGAAATTAAATTAGAAGAAAATTTAGTAAAAAATGTAGAAGATGAATATGTAAATACACATTTAAAAGATTATGTAAAAAATGAACAAAATAAACTGATTAAAAATGAATCTGATGAAGAAAAAAAGAAAAAACAACCAAAGACAAAGGTAAAGAATCAAAAAATTAAAAAATAAAATAATAATCTGGATGGGATAAAGCATTTTATTATTTTTATAATATTGTTAAATATAATCATGTATGGTTTATTGAAGATGATGTATATATAGGAAATGTAAAAATATTAAAATGCTTTATCCCATCCAATTAAAGATTTAAGAATTTATCAAAAATTACGAAAATATTTTTGATATAATTATTAACGTTAATTTTCTAGTTTATTATGACTACCTTGTGTTGCAAGTGCATCCGCTTTCATATTACCATACCAAAATTTCCATTCACGTGAATTTTTATCAGATGGTTCATTTCTATGAGAATTTACATGTTTAAATAATGGTTTTACTTTTTTATATTTTTCTCGAATACTTACTAACAAGTCTTTATTATCAACTGGTTTTCCATCACTTTTAATCCATCCATTTTTTTCCCAATTAGGTATCCAATCGATACAAGAATTATATATATATTTACTATCAGTGACTATATATATTTTAGAATATATTATTTCTGATTTTTCTAGTATTGTTAGTGCTTCTAAACACGCCATTAATTCTGCTGTATTATTTGTAACTTTATGATGTATTAAATGTTTACTAACATTACGTGGATCGTTATCACCAAAAAACACACCATATCCTCCAAAACGATGTTTTTTTGATTGATTATTAATACAGGAACCATCAATGTAGACGTATAGTTCATTTAGGGTATTCATATATATCTCTAAAAATTGAAAAAAAATATATATAATCACTTCATTATATATATTTACCGTAAAACTAGCAATTTTACTCACTTTTTAGTCTGCATGGGTGTCGGTGCAACGGCGTTTACTTCGAACAAGGAAAACACAAATGACACCTACACTGTTGGGAAACAAATTTTTCCCAAATCAAAACCTCCTAAGGATCGAAAATTGAGAGAGTCGAGGAGACCAAAATCTCCTAATCTTTCAAGTATCGGGTCTTTAGAAGAGGATGAAAATCCAAACACTTACGGACTCTTAAGAAGAGGAATATTTGGAGGACTATTGTAAAAAAACATGTATCTGATCATCACTCTACCTTAATTTATTTTTACTTATTACCATGATAAGTTTAATCTAAAAAATTCTAGAACATCTGGATGCCATTTTTCTATATGTATCTCTTCATTTTCTTTATCGATTGGAATACTTTCTGGATTAAATGTAATCTTACCGTTTTTATCAAAAAATTCTTTCTTATTTTTATTTGATTGTAACAATAAACATATTTCATTTGATGGGTTACCAATCCATTTTACAATTTGATTTATATGTACTTGATCAGTAGTTAATACCTTTGTGTGATGAGGATTAAACATTACTTTATCCTCTACTAATTCATAATACATTGCACATAATGACCAATAATCTACTTTATAATCATATGGTAATCTCAATAGTACTCTTGGTGCTCTATAATATCGAGTTTGGATACAAGGAAATCTTGATTCTTCTTGCATTTCATGATAAGAATGAATTGTACCTAGGTCAGCAAGTTTAAATGTACATTGTAATAATTCTTCTTCAGTATAATCTAGATAATCAAGATTATCATATATTTCTTCTACGTTTAATATTTTTGCAAGTTCATCAACGATTTGTAACAAAATATTACGTTTACCTTTTCTAAATTTGTCTTTTTCTTTTTTATTAGTAAATGTAAATTTTTTTTTATACTCTTCAATTTGTTGATCATAAACTTGTTTAAAATTAATTTTTTCTAATTTATCTTTTAATACTTTTAGTCTTTTATCATTTCCACATACTAAAATATTTTCTGGTTTAATGTCTGTATGTATTAAATCATGTGCATGTAAAAATCCTAATCCTTCTGTTACATCGTTATGTAATTTATTCATTATTAATGGTGGATAACCCTTATTATTTGTTCTAAATTTTTTAAGAAAATAATAAGCACTATCAATTGCAAGTTCTAATACCATACATAAATATATTTTACCGTCTTGTTCAATCTCAAATGATTCATGTAATTTAATTAAACAATTTGTTGGAAATACAGAAGTTACTTCTAAACAATTTTTTTCTAATATTCCAGCATCATAACAATCATGATTTTGAATTTTTATTGCAAAAAAATCATTTTTACTTATTTGATAAGTTAACCATACTGTTGAAAATGCACCAGAACCTAATTTATATAATATTAAAAAATCATTTTTAAATACTTCATATTCAAAATCTTCTTCTTCAGAAGAACCAGAAGAACCAGAAGAACCAGAAGAACCAGAAGAACCAGATGAACTAGATGAATCAGATGAATCAGATGAATCTGAAGAACTAGAAGAATCTGATGAATCAAAAGATGTATCAGAATTTATTTTTTGTTTAAAATATTTATCTATATTTTTATTAGTATTTTTTAATATTTTATTAGGCATATTAATATTATTAATTAAAAATAATATTATAAACGTAAAATTATTCAAATTTAATTTATGTAATCATAGAGGAATCGGGAGATGCAGAAGGATTTTTAGAATCATCAATAGATACACATTTACCTTCTAATGTACTCCAATATGGTGTATCTTTATTGCAGATATTAGGTGAGGGATATACAGGATAAGATCGTTCATATGTAAATCCACCATAGGGGAAATTTATATTACCATTCCATTTAAAATTACCTGTATCTAAATCAGTATTAATATGTTGAATTGCATCCACACTATTAATATCATTTTTTAAATCTTTTTCATCAGTAACATTATTATCTATAATTTCATCTCTATCTCTATTTCTAGGAATTAATCTACCATATTCATTACTACGAGAGTATGATCCAAATGGAAAAGTTTCTATCAATGAAAATATCAATAAATTAAATATAACAAGTAATGTTATAAAAATTATAAATTGTGTATTCATATATTATAAAAATATATTAATAATTATAATTCACCAAATATACCTATATTTTTTACATTTTGAAATACATATTCTTCAATTGGAATTATTTGAGATGTTGTAAATGTACATGATAATATTACTCTAAATTGATTATCGCATAATTCATTACCTCTATGATATACCTTATCTCCCTCAAATAATAATGCATCTCCTTGATTTAATTGTAAATCTTCTGTTACATTATTATAATTTTTATATTGATAATTTCCACATGTTTTTTCAAATGTAACCGGTAATAATAATGTAAAAAATCGACCTTTATAATGATTTGTATCAAAATGCCAATCTATAAAATCACCCATTTTTTCATATACCACTAAACATAAACTATTTGGTTGAGTTAAAGGTGTAATATATACTTTCTCTCCAACAATATCTGAAATAATTTCAGGTAATGTTTGGTACCATTCTACAATTTCTGGAATCATAATAGTTAAATGTTTTAAACTAATCGCTTTTTGTCTTTTTTTCTTTATTTCAATACGATTACCATTATTTTTTGCAATTGATAATAATTGATCTATATATTGAGGTGGTATACTTAAATTTATTTTTTTAATATGACAAAAATTATTTTTTTGATCGTTACATTTTTTTAAATAATTTTTATATTTTGTTGTTCTTGTTATAAATGTTCCGCATATATATATTAATAATATTATGTATAACAATATAGAAAATATTATCATAGGAAATACTTTTATTTTTAATATATCATTTAATTTATCATCAATATTTGCATAACTATATATTACTGTAAAATATATTGAAAGAGTTATTACAATTGCATAATCATACATACTATTATATTACAAAATTATTTTTTTGTTAATTTATACCGTTAAATATTTAACGCTAGAATGAAACTTTTTTAGTTTTATCGTACCGTTTATAGATCTTTGATCTATAAACGTTAGAACCTCTTTAAAGAGAGGTTGTACCATTCTTGTTTTCTTTCTTCATAATTTACAATTGGTTTATTATATTTAGAATCACTATATTTATTATATGCAGTATTCCAATTAAAAACATCTTTATCCGGTATATCAGATAATTCAGGAATATATTTTCTTATAAATTTTAATTGTAAATCATACTCTTTTATTTTTTTGGGATTTGTTGGATCATATACTCGACCACTTTTAGTATTTGCTTTTCCATATCTATATCCAGGAATATCATATGGTCCTAATGTATTATTCCAATTACCATAATTATTCGCATAACAACAATCAATTAATAATTTTGAAAATTGTGTTTGTCCACCCCATTTTTCTTCAAATGGATTATGATGTAGTATTTTTATTGCAAAGTTAGATACATATAATCTTAATCTATTATGCATATAACCTGTTTGTAATAATTGACGAACACCGCAATCTATTAGTGGAAATCCAGTATTACCACTCCATAATGCTTTCGCTTCTGTTATATTATTTCGCCATTTAACATGAGGAAAGAATTCATCTGTAAAAGAATATTTATTATAATTAAATCTTGCAAGAATAAAAAAGAATTGTCTCCAATATAGTTGTCTAATTAATGGTGTTAATTTATATTTTTTCATTGCATCATATGTTTCGACAATAGAAATACAACCAAATTTTAAATATGTTGATAAAAATGTAGTATTATATGTTAATGTATCTCTTTCTGATTCATAACTTTTAAATTTTCCTAAATTACTTAATATTTTTAATGCATTTTTTCGTCCACCATTAACAAGTAATTCTATTTTATTATCATTATAAAAATGATGAATATTTTTTTTATATTGACCTGATATAGAATATATTTTATCAATAAAATTTTTTGGATGTAAAACACATTCTCTTGGTTTTATAGTAATTCCATGTTTATAAAATGCTCCAAAGATTTGATATATATTTTTTTTATTTAAATATAATTCCATAGTATTTAGACATAAATCATCCATATATTTTATTAAATTTATATTATGACTTTTACATTCTTTATCAATTAAATCATCTCTAATTAATGAATATTTACTATAATCTGCATTATATGATAAATGAGTTGGTTTGAGTTCTTTTATTAATTTTTTAATAATTAAATGTGGAGAACCATAAAAATAAAATAATTTAGAGTGAAGAGAATTTAATTCTGAATTTAAATCATCTAATGATTCAATCATTATTTGAATTGCAGGTAAAGAACGATAATGTTGATTTTCGTCCGTTCTATTTATTTGAAAAGGATCAAAAATAAATATAGGTATAATATTTTTAACTTCTTTTGATAATAAAAATAATGCATTATTATCTTCAAGTCTTAAATCTCTCCGAAAAATATGTATACCTTTTGACATAATATATTAAATAAAAATATTATATTATTATATATAAAATGGGAAACAATAATGTTAAACCAGACAATCAAAATGAAGTATATAATAAAATTAATGATCTTATTAATTCAAAAACAGAAGGACATTCATCTGAACAATATGGTGGTATTACTTTTAAAGTAGGTGATACTGTTATATTAAAAAACGATAAAAATATAGAAGGTACACTAATGAAAGAAACAAAAATTGTTGGAGAGAATTCAAGAGCGTGGAGTGTTACAATAAATAAAACAGGTGAAACTCAAATTTGGAAAGAAGCAGTAATGATAAATAAAAGAGAAGAAGATGAACGTAAGAAAAAAGAAGCAGAAGCGGAGGAACGTAAGAGAATAGAAGAAGAGGCACGTAAGAAAAAAGCAGAAGAAGATCGTATTAAAACAGAAAAAGTTGAAGCGGAACGTAGGAGAATAGAAGAAGAAAACCGTAATAAGAGAGAAGCGGCGGCGGCGGAAAGTAAGAGAAAAGCAGCGGAGGCGGAGAAACAAAGAAAAATAAGAGAATTAAATGAACAAATCAATAAAAATAAAAATTTAATAGAAAATGCTAAAATAAATTATTCTAAATTTCAAGAGGCGAAAAAGCAAGAATTTGAAAAACAAATCCAGACTTATAATACCATAATTGCCAATTTAGAAAAAGAATTATCTGAATTACAAAGATCATAAATTATTTATTTATAAATTTGGGTATAAATAAATATCGATATATACTGTAATTAAGATGGAATTATTACAATATTTTAAAAGACCAGTATCAAATTTAGTGAAAATTCATAATAAAAATTATAGACACTTATTACCTGAAAGTGTACAATTATTTAATGTATATCAGAAATTTTTTCATGATAATAAATCATATGATTTATATGGTTGGATAAATGATAAATTAATTGATATATATCCAACATATAATTCTATCTTAATGTTTGAGGATTTACCTGTATCTTGGAGTAATTATATACATAATATTTTATCAGTAACAGGAATGAAAAAAATAGACATATTAGTATATAATCTTAAATATAATAAATATACCAATGTAATTCATTACAATGTAGATATAGATAATACAAAAATAAACCATGCATCATGGACAATAACAGATAAATGGATAACCGCATCAAGTACAAAAAATTTTATTATGGAAGATACTATATTAGATATATTACGTAAAAATTCAAAAATATCTTCAGAAGAAGAAAATTCAGATGAAGATAATATGAATAAAAAAAGAAAAAGATCTGATGAAATTACCGAAGAAAAAAATACGAATAAAAAAAGGAAATTGTCTGAAGAAATATCAGATGATGAAATTAAAATAACAAAAAATAAGATTGATGATAAAACGGATGAAAAAATAAGAATGGATATGGGTAATAAATTTGAAAGAGACATAATAGATATATTAATAAAAAAGTATTATTTAGATTTTACAAAGATCGCAGAATCTTTTGAAGCGAAAAGTAATGAAAAATATAATAATACAATTCGTGCAATGAAACAAAAATTTCCAATTATTCATCAAGGAGTACTCCATAATCCTGAAAAAGAAGAATATGGTTGTGTTGATTTATTGATTAGAGGTGATTGGATGGAAAAAATATTTAATACCACATATTCCAATTTTTTAGAAAAAGACCATTATGTAATAGTGGATATTAAATTTCATAAATTACAACTAAATGTAGATAAATTAACAATTCGTAATGAAGGAATGATTAGAGTATTTAAATCTCAATTATGTGTCTATAATAATGCACTTGGTGTAATGCAAGGATATAAACCAAAAAATGCATTTATATTGGGATCAGGGTGGTCATTATCAAAAATGGAAAAGGGTCAAACAATTGTAGAAAAATGTTATGATCCTTTTGATCGATGTGGGATTATTGATTTTGAAAAAAAAGATTATGATATTGTTGAAAAAACGGATGCTGCAAGACAATGGTTAAGAGAATTAAATAATAATGATTTTAATGAAAATCAACCAAAATATAATCATAATTATCCAAATATGTCAAATCCATATGATTCTATGTATAAAGAAAATAAAGAAACTATTGCAAATGAAAAAAAAGAGATTACATTAATTAGTTACGTCAGTCCTAAACATAGACAAATTGCATTAGAAAATGGTATAAATAATTATTTAGATAAAAATATTACGAGTGAAAAACTAGGAATAAAGGGAAAAACAGGAGAGGTAGTAGAAACATTATTAAATAATCAAAAAGAAATGGATAAATTAATTCAAGGAAATTATTGTTTACCTGAACAAAGTCAGATAGAATTATTTTTAGATTATGAATTTTTTTATAATTTTGAAACACATGAAACAGTTCCATATTTATGTGGTATAGGGATTGTAAATAAAGATAATAATAAATGGGGATTTGAAAATGTAGTTTTAGAAAATACAAAAGATGAATTATTAGAGAAAATGTGTAAAAAAATAATAGAAATAATTCAAAGAAATTGTCTTAATAATAAAATTAGGATATATACATGGACAGATACAGATAGAAGAATATTTACAGATCAATGTAAAAAATTTAATTTATTAGATGAGATAAAAAATATTGAATGGATCGATGGATATAAATTTTGTCTGGACAATAGAATTAATTTTAAAGATGCTAAAGGTTATGGATTAAAAGAAATTGGAAGTATATTAAATAAACATAAATTAACAGATGTAAATTGGAAAAATAATTTATCAAAATCAAATGGTGCATATAAATATTATATGAATAATCAAAAATGGATTGAAAAAGAAGATGTATTATATTATAACGAAATTGATTGTCAAATAATGTATGAAATAGTTAAAAATTTACGAAAATTTCAATCTTGAAATTTAATTTGTGTTTATAGTATATGAACTATGCATCTTTTGCACCATATAATCAAAATGCAATAATTTCTCAACCATTAGATTCTAATCAAAATGATGATACTGAAAATGATTATAAAATAATGAATGACGATAAATTACCAGGACCAGTTAAACAAATATGGTCATCTATAAAAGACAAAAAAATGTATTTAATAAAACAAAATCAATTAAATACAATATATATAAATAACTATCAACATAGGGATACAAATATAGAAATAATAAATTATATAAATATTACATGGCAAAATTTATTAATGTATAATATTCCAATTAATATATTAATGATATTTAAAAATAGATTATTAGAATTAAATTCATTAATTGGTGTACCGTCGATTATTTAAGTCTGACTTGTAGCGTTCGTGTTTAAATTTGGCGCTTTACGGTAAAAAATTAAATAAAATTATGATTTTTATTTAATTTAACATATTTGAAATAAAAATAAACGCTAATACGATAGCGGCAACAATTAATAATTTATTTGAATCAGATACAGCAGGGTCAACTAATTGAGATAATACAGGGATTTTAGATACGGTATTTTCAATATCGTTTACAACATTATTGGCGTTTCCAGAATTAGAAGGACTGATAATAAAATATACTACTACTCCAATTATTACGCATAATATTAAAGTATCTACTGTAGATGAACCAGTTGAAAGAGAGAAATGTTCTTTTGTTTTTACACCATTAAAGTGTTCATTGGTATTTGGTTGATTTTTTTGAATAAATTTTGCAAGATTTTGATTTTTATTTATATTATCAAATGATTCAGATGGGGTTAAAGAATTTGTTTGAATAGATTCTACTGGTGCAGTAGGTACACTAGAAACAGGTCCTGTTATAGTATTGGTAGGAGTAAAAGAAACAAGGTTAGGTAGTGCAGTACTTGCAGTTACTGGAGAAGAAACAACGGGTGAAATATCAGATCCTAATACAGATGTAGGTAAACTAGATGTATTTTGTAATAATGTGTAAGAATTATTAATATCAGATCCCAAGTTAGATGATAATACAGGAGTTGCATTATTTTCATTTACTACAGGTAATACAGGAAATGAAACGGGCGCCGCAGGTTGAGATTCAGTTACAGGGTTAGTGATAGGACCAACTTGACCAGATAATACAGAATCAACTTCCGCAAATCTAGATGAAAGACCTTTATTATCTATTACAGATGACGGTGCAGAAGTTGCTTCTACTTCAGCAGCGGAATATGAATCAATAGAATATGCAGTAGGTTCGGGACATGGTTGTACACTGGATGGACTTGACATTGTTAATATATATATATCAAGAAATTAATAAATAAGAGTTATATAAATATTATTTTTAAAATTATAACTAAATATTTAATATTCTTTGTTTTTAGATTAGAATGAAATAAATATACTTTTTATATAATATGAAAAATATTGATCAATCATGGATAAATATTTTACACTTAGATATTTTTCAAAATATTATAAATTTATTAAAAGATGATATAATTCCATCCAAAACTAAACTATTATTACCTTTTACATTTTTTAAATTAAATCAATTAAAAGTTGTTTTTATAGGACAAGATCCATATTCTAATCCTAAATATGCAAATGGTTTAGCATTTTCTGTTGATAAAAATATTAAAATTCCTCAAACACTAGCAAATATTTTTAAAGAAATAAATATTGAATATAAAAATAAATTTAAATTTACACACGGTGATTTAACTAAATGGTCATCTCGTAATAAAATATTATTATTAAATTCATCTTTAACAACATTAAAAGATCAATCAAATATTCATAAAAAATTATGGGAAGAATATATTAATTTAATTATTAAAGAAATATCTAGTAATACTACCAATGTATGTTTTGTTTTATTTGGTAATCATTCACGTGAAAAAAAATATTTAATTGATGAAAAAAAACATTATGTAATAGAGTCAATACATCCATCACCAAATAGTGCATTCCAAGGATTTTTTAACAGTGAATTATTTAAAAATATAGAAAAATGTTCTGGAATTAAAAATTGGCAGAATTAAAAATTTTTTTCACGTAACCATATATTAATGGCAAATTTTTTTACATCAGTTAATATCGGTTCACCTGCATGTAAAGTATTATAATCTAATTCATTATTATTCATATTTTCAAAATATATTGCATCTAAACTTTTTGGTTGAACACGTAAATTAATTTTTGGAAAAAATGTAGCGCCTCCCGCTTCTTCTGGTACATCATTTAAATATACTAATATTGTTTTATTACGATTACCACGTTTTTTAACATCAGGTGAATCAGGTGTAAAAAAATCATAATGAGGATTATATTTTTGTCCTTTTTCATAAACGACTACTTGTAATGGTTCTAATTTATCTATATCAGATTTCATATAATTAATCGCTTTATCTTCAACTCTTGAAACAATTTCATCTCTATGTTTTCCAACATGTGCAGATTGTGATGATCTTATATTTTGTGATAAAGAGGTTGGACTTTCTTTCGTATCAATTGTCGATGGTACTTTTAATTTATCACCGATATTTATAAAATGTTCTGCTTCTTCTGGTGTTAAAAAATTATGTAAATAAATTATTTTTGGATTTTCTGATAAAATTTCTTCTCTATAATTATTACTAAATTCTTCATTAGATTTACTATCAGATTTATTATCAGATTTATTAGATTTATTTAATTTTTCATTAATACTAACAAAATTTTGACGAACATTATTTATTAAAATTAAAAATAATATAACGATCAGTACAATTAAGAATGGTTTATACATAATATTTTATACAAAAAATATTATGTATATTTTTATCTATCCCAAATATTACATATATATTTCTTATAATTACCTATGATTGGTTCTCCTGCATGTAATGTATTATAATCAAATTTTCCATTATTTATATTTTCAAAATATACTGCATCCAGTCTCTTAGGTTGAACTTTTAAATTTATTTTTGGAAAAAATGTAGAACCACCTCCATCAATTGGAATATCTGATAAATACATAATTAATGTTTTAGATCGATTATTATCTATATTTTTATAATCTTCATCGTTTCTTGGAATAAAAAAATCATAATGTGGTTTATAAAATTGATCTTTCTTATATAAATTTCCTTGTAATTGAGATAAACGATTTACATCTGATTTAAAATATGTTGCAACACGATTTTTAACATTTATACAATGTTCATTTTGAGGATTTATGTATGCAGTATATGACGTTCTGACATCTTCACGTATAATATTTTGATCATATATATGTACTAATGAAGGTTCTTTATAATTATCAATATATGATATAAAATAATCTGCTTCTTCTGATGTTATAAAATTATGTAAATAAATTATTTTTGGATTTATTGATAATAGTTTATATGTATAACTTGAATATATTATCATATTTTGATAACATGATAAATAACCATCTATTAACAATACTATAATAATTAATAGTATAAAAAATATATCGAATATAGTATATTTTATCATATATTATATTTTATTTTAATTATAATCCAAATACGCATTTAATATAATTACAGTATGGAGTATTTAATAATTCCGTGTTATTATTACTATCTTTTAATATTTTAATACACAATTTATAATAATTTAATTTTTCTTCTACTGCATTTTCTAATAATTCATGTGGTGATTTTAATGGTTCACCTGGATTTGCTTTTAATGCATTTATAAAGTATTTATTCATTATTGGTGTTACTCTTGGATCATTATCATTCGCTTTTTTTTCTTTATTAACCATTTTAGTTACTTTATTTACTTGTTGAGCGGAGGGTTTTGGTTGTTTAGATTTATTAAGTTTATCTCTTAATTTTTGTCTTAATATTTCTCTCTCTTTTTCTTTTGATGATATAATACTATCTTGTAAAGATATTGGAGAATTGTTCATATATATAATATATATGTAAATTATATATATTTTTTTAACACAAATAAAATTATTATATATATGTAATATGGAAAACATAAAACAAAATTTTATTAATAATTGTAATTTGTTAGATTTAGATAATTTAGATGCATGTGAATCACCTTTTACAAGTTCATTTAAATTATATACAAATAATATATTTAATGAAATATTTCCAGTATTAAATTCATTACAAAAAAACTTGATTAATAAATTTATTATTTCATTATTAACATTAATATACTTTAAATTTAATTTTATAAATGAAACTGAATTTTATTATCAATTAAATAAAAATAATAATCAAGATTTAAAAATGATTATTTTTTTATTATTTCCATATATCAACGATGAAAATAATTATGAAATTCATAAAGATTTAAAAATCTTATATGAATTAAGTACAAAAAAAAGAAATAATCAATATATTACAAATATACAATATGATTTATATTCTAATGATAATAATCAAGATAAAATAATAGAATATGAATATACTATTGATGATATTTATAATAATTATATAATTTCATATTATACAATTTTTAAATGTGCAAATCATTTATATTGTAATTGGTCACAAATAATTCCATATACTTTAAATACATATAAAAATTCAAATTTGTATAAAGAAACTGTTACTTTTATAGAAAAAAATAAATTTAATGATACATTTTTTTTTAATTCATTAGATGAACAAGAAAAACCAATTTCTAATAAATATCTTAAAGAATATAGTAAAAATATATCATATGGTGGACTAAATATAAGAGATTTTTATCATGTATTTATAAATGATTTATATATAGATATATTACCGTATAAATGGTTTTTATATGAAAATTATATTGAAACGGATAAATGTTATTTATCTGAAATATATACTTTATTTGGTTTTATATTCAATCCATATCAACTGCCTAAAGTACGTGAAATAAATAATAATACATTTAAATCACAATGGGAAAAATTAATAAATTTATCTAATAATCCATATTACAAAGATTTAATCTATCAAATATTATTACATTTTGATATTAAATCTAATCAATATTTAAGTGAAGATTTATTATTAAAACATAAAAATGTAATAAATCCAAAAAATTATGAAAAAATAGAAGAATTAGATGATATTGTTTTATTTAATGAAACCCAACGACAAGAAAATTATTTAAAATTATTAGAATCTTATAATAATTCAGATTGTATTATACCTATTTATGATTTTTTAATTGAAAGTATTTATAAATTTTCATTTACTTGGTATGGAAAATTAATGATAGATCCTTTACATTTAAAATATACAGTATTAAAAGATGTTGAATTTAATTCAGAAAAAATTTTTAATGTTTTATTAATTGGTTCGTCATATATATCATTTAAAAATATTTATAATTTTGTTAAAAGTATATTAATCTACAATAAGAAAATTTATAAGATAAAAGACTGGGACTCTTTACCTGAAGAATTACAGAATAGTATACTATCAAAATTAAATACAACAGATAGATCATGGTTTAATATTAGACAAAATCTACGTAAACGATATAATAATAAATATATTTCATCATATGATGAAATAATGAAAACGATATATACAGTAATGAAGAAAAATATGATAGATATTGTATTTCATTCATTGATATCTAGAGGTATATTATCTCAATTTAAAACAAGTGTATCTGATGAAGAAAGAAATGAATCATTTAATGGTTATTATTTTATAACTCAACGAAAATATACAGATTTACCATCATATAAATTAGATAAAAAAAATATAACATCATTCAAAGATGATATTAATACTACAAGTAAAGATGAAAATTCATGGTTTAATCGATTTTCTGCAGATTGGATGCAACAAATACATTTTTTTAAACATTTTTTTAATCAACGTGTTATATATATTACTGGTTCCACAGGCGTTGGTAAATCTACACAAATACCAAAGTTATTATGGTATGGATTACATTTATTAGGAAATTATACATCTTCTGTAATATGTACTCAACCAAGAATAAATGCAACAGATGAATCTGCATCACAAATTTCAAAAGAATTAGGTGTACCAATTAAGACATATAATTCAGAAACAAATAAATTAGATTCATCAGATAATTATTTTGTTCAATTTACAACAGAAACAAGAAAACATGACTCTGATGTATTAAATAATAAAAATATTCCAAAAATTCCAAGTGTATTAAAAATTGTTACAGATGGAACATTATTAAATATAGTAAAAGAATCAATTTATTTTAAAAAAGAAACAGAATATAATTCAGAATTAATTGTTGAGAAAACAAATTTATTTGATATTATTTGTATTGATGAAGCACATGAACATAATCCAAATATGGATTTAATATTAACATTATTAAGAGATACAATTCAATTAAATAATTCATTGAGATTAGTTATTATTTCAGCAACTATTGAAGCGGATGAACCAAGATATAGAAGATACTATAAAAATATCGAAGATAAATTACTGTATCCATATAATAATATGTTTTTACCAGGATTTAGTGGATTTTGTAATAAATTTATTTTTAATCAATTTGTATATCCTAAAAATAAATCAATTGATAGAAGATTACATTTATCAAAACCTGGTGCATCTACATTATATAAAATTGATGATATATATCTACCAAACGATATTTCATCATATGAGGAAGCAGAAAAATTAGGTTATAATAAACTAATTGAAGTAACAAAAAATGAATTGGGTGATATTTTATTCTTTTCAACTAGTAAAAATAAAATTGATCAAATTGTTAGATCATTAAATAATGATTCTAATTTTCCATCAAATTGGATTGCACTTCCATACTATCGTGATATTAAACAACCTGAATTATATAAATATATTACACAAATTGATGTTGATCGAAAATATATTTATGAATATATTAATAACAAAGAGTATCAAAAAATAGTATCAAAATATAATAGATTTGTATTAGTATCTACAAATATTGCGGAAGCTTCAATTACAATTAATACATTAACAAGTGTTATTGATATTGGATATGTAATATCTGTAGGTTATGATGTAGAAAAAGATGTAATGACACAAGAATCTGTTAAAATAACAGAGTCGTCTAGAATTCAGAGAAGAGGGCGTATTGGTAGAACAAGAAATGGTAAAATATATTACATGTATAAAGAAAATTCAAGAAAAAATGAAAAAACTAAATATCCATTAACATTAAAATTAAATGAATTAATTTATGATTTATGTGATATATTATCAAACGGTTATTATAATATAAATAGTAATAATGATGATGATTATAATGATGATGTAGAAGAGTTTTCAAATGATTCTTTTATTAGAAAATCTGATAGTTTAATTGCTGAAACATTAAATCAAGAAACAATAAATAATATGTCTCCGAGCATTAGATATCAATATTATCTTAATCCAATTAATAAATTAAATGTTCAAACAACAATAAAAAACTATTGTTATAAAGCGTATACTGGTTATTTCTTACCATATATTAAAGATGAAAGTGGACAATTTTATTTAATACATCCTTTTGAAAATGAATTTGAACGAAATGAATTAACTGGAAAATTTATTGATTATGAAAATAATAAAAAGAAAATTGGTAAATTATATGATAAATTATTTAGTCAATTATTTAAACTACGATTAATTGCAATAGAAAATAATAACTTTATTAAAACAGAATTATGGAGTTTACTTAATAAATTAAAATTAAATTGTTCAAAATTTAAACAATCTTTAAATTATAATGAATTATGGTCATTAATTCTTGGAGTAAAATATAATATATTAAATGATGTAATTTGGATAACAAATATATTAAAAGATAGTTCTTTAGAGATGTTATCTAGAAAAAAAACAACAAGAAATGGAAATGAAGTACCTGATCCAGAATTAATGATGAAAAATTTTGGTAATAATGATAGTGATTTAAATGTATATAGTAATATATTAACTAAATTAAAATTTGTATTACCAAAGTTATCTGAATTTACATCAGATGAACTTATTGATGAAAAAGATAAACTAGATACTAAATTACTTAAAATAAGTAAATCATCGTTATCTAGTAATGATTATACTATAATTAAAAATATACCACGTAAATCAAAACAATTACTAAATACAATTGTGTTGTATAAAGATATTGATAGTAATATTGATAATATTAGTAATAACAAAAGATTAGAACAATGGTGTAATTATTATGGATTAAGTTATAATACAATTAAAATACTAATTAATAAATATTATGAATTAAATAAAATATATAAATTAATTAATAATTGGGTGATTGAAAATAATGCATATGTTCCTCTATTATTAGATACTACATTATTATATAAAAAAATACAATATGTGTATATCTCAACTTATTCTAATCTTGTAAATATAGAAGATACAAATAATATATTGAAAACAAAATTAGATCCAATTTCATTTGTTAAAAGTACATATGTTCATGGAGTACAAAAAATAATAAATAAAGAAACTAAGATTGAATTTAGACATATTTCATATTTTTCTTATTTAGAACATTCGTCCGCTGTTCTTCCATCAATAATTTATTTTTTAAAAGAAGAATTATTAACTGGTAGAGATGTATATTTATTTTATACGAATATTAAACCATATATGTTAGAAAAATATTTATTACCAGAAAAGAAGAATAATAAATTAATTGAGAGTAATAAAGCATATAATAATCAATTATTAAATTTATTTGAATTATTACGTAAAGGTAGCGTGAATAGTTAACATTTCCAATTTTTATTCATCCTACGTCAAAATAAGAAATTTCCAATTTTTATTCATCCTACGTCAAAATAAGAAATTTCCAATTTTTATTCATCCTACGTCAAAATAAGAAATTTCCAATTTTTATTCATCCTACGTCAAAATAAAAATTGAAAACGCAATATCATAAATACATATTATAAAATCTAAATAAAAAATGGATTCAATAGAAGGTATTGTAACAATTAATTATATAGATAATTTAGGAAAAACACTTGGTTCACAACAAGGATTGATGATGAGTTTTCATCATCAATCTTATGTTTTTTCTCCTTTTGAAATTGATCAAAAACACTATACTCATGCAACGAATATAATTATTACATACAAGGATAATTTATTAAATATAATATCTACTAGAATTGTATATCAATATTTTCTAAGAGTCTGGGAAGTAAATGAAACGTGTATTAATCCTGCAACTGAAATGACCATTAATTTTCCTAATAAAAATCATTTTATTAATAATGATAAAATAGATGTAATAAATAAAATAGAATACAATGGTTGGAATATTATATTACCATCATTATATTTTCATCAACTTAATAATGTATATAAATTAGGATCCATTATACATACTAAAAATAAAATTACAGGAATGGTTGTAAATCATATAAATAATACATCTATTATTATTAGTATGTATTATTTAAAACAAATTATTAACGGTGTAGATTTACATTATGCAAATCTATATTATGGTTTAGATATGAGAAAAATTTCAGATGATAAAAATGAAATATATGTAAAAGAGGATTGGGATATGTATCCCGGTGAAAATAAATTACAGAAAGATGATATATTAATTGAAATAGACAATAATATTGTAAATTATGAAATGTTTAATGATAAAATTAAAGAATATATAACAATCGATACATGGATAACATTATTGTTTTTAGAGAAATCAGAATTAACAATTAAAATTATACGTAATGATAACATAAAAGAGATAAATATACCCAGAATACCTATACATAATATTTTACAAATTAAATATTATTCACCTAAACCAGATGAGTTAACATTTGAAAAATTACAATTAAATAAAACAGTAGAAAGATATCAACAATTAGGAAATGAAATTTTACACAATCCTAAAAAAATATTTGTTTAATTTAGAATATATGTTATATATTTAAAATTATTTTCTAAAAAAATATTAATGTCAGATAGATTAAATCTTACTCCCGGTGTTTGGGGTCCAAAAACATGGTTTTTTTTAGATTCAATGGCGATGGCATATCCAGAAGATCCAACTGATGATGAAAAGTTATCTGCTAAGAATTTTATTCTTTCTTTAAAAGATTTATTACCTTGTTATGGATGCAGAGTAAATTATAGTAAATATTTAGATCAATATACAAAAACAGATCCATTAGATAAGATTGTAGAAAAACGTGGTCGATTAATTGAATTTTTTATTGCGGTTCATAATGATGTTAGAGTAAAATCTGGTGATGAACCAGTATCAGTTGAAGATACATTTAAATATTATAATAAAGAATATTTATCTTTTATAAAAAAAGATAAAGAACCAGTAGGAAAAGAAGAATTTAGATCTGATAATAGTACAAAAGTAGAATTAAATACATATGATAAATCATTAAATTCTCAACAATTAATTAAATCATTATTATATCAATTTAATCCGATAATGTTATTAATAGGTTTAATTCTTGGTTTAATTATTTACAAATTTTTTCAAGATGCAGTAATTAAACCCGTTCAGTATGGAGTTAGTGTATAAATAATTAGTTTTATTACTATATTTGTATTTTTTTTCATTTTCTAAAGAAAAACATGTTGGATACCGTCAAAGTCTAAAAAAGATTTTATTTTGAAAAATAATATTATATATGAATAATATTATTTCATCAGAGACTTTTAGATATATATGCTATACTGCTATTTTTATAAGTTTAGTGTTACCATACGTATTTCATCTATTAAATGTATATAATATAACAGATATACAATCAATATTTCCTGGTGAAAAAAAATATTGTATACTCAGAAATAAAAGAGGTCGCACTTATAAAGATAAAAATGGTAATTCTAAGTATATGTTTAATTTTACCGAATTATTAATAGGTAGTATTTCTGTAGGTTTATTATTAATAAATTTTTATTATTTTGAAAAATAATATTATATATGGGCGCATACGAAAGTAAACCAAAACCTGGAGAAGAAGTATATAATAATCTTGATACTGATTATTCATTATATCAAATTGAAACATGTAAACCAGCATATGAAGTAATGATAAAATTATTTGAATATAAAGAATCATTAAAAAAAATACAAACAAAATATGATTTTTTTTTAAAAAAGAATATCAATTCTGAATCTAAAAAAAATTATCAACGTCAAATAGATCAAAATAAAATTACACTTACAAAATTAGAAAGTCTTGAAAGAGAATTAGATACTTTAATATATTTTTGTAAAAATGGACCGCTGGACCCTGCATTTTTAACTTCAATATTAGATAAATTAAATGAATTTAAGAGAATATCTCCTCTTAATATATCTTTACCAGATATGCATTATCTGCATAAAAGAGATAAATATCAAGAAAAATTAGAAAAATTAAAAAATTTAAGTCAGTATAATACGTATAATACTCTTCGTAAATAAAAATAATTCTTTAAAAATTATATTAAGATAATATATAGTATTATGGGTAATGACACTAGTAAACCTACACCAACACACGAATTTTCAATGAATCCTTTATACGGTCATCAGTCAAAAGTAATAACAACACCCGATAGATCACCCGATAGATCACCAATATCAACACCCGATAATATTGATAATATTATAGATAGATTAAATTATCTAAAAGGTGATTTTATAAGAGATAATATGCAAAATAAAGAAATATATAGGTTAGATAATAGTGTTAAAAATCAAATTAGTATAACTGAGACTGAACATATTATTCAAAGTATAGATATTTTAATTGATAAGTTAAGATCTACAAAAGATAAAACAGAATTAAAAACATGGATTTCTAGAGCTAATGCATTATTATCTCAAAAAGGTGGCGCGTATTTAAGAAAATTAATGAAATATGAATTAAAATTATCAGAAATATAATTATATTATATATAATTATATAAATATGGGTAATGATGTAAGTAAACCAGTTAATGAAGTGAATACATCTAATCCATTAAATGTTGTAAATCCAAATCCATCTACTACACAAACACAGGTTGTTCCAACTACACAAAATACAGGAAGTTCTACTACTACACAAAATACAGGAAGTTCTACTACTACACAAAATCCAGTAAGTTCTGTACCAAAATTAAAACCAGTATATGCTGGACCGATAAAAACTAATGAAGAAATTAAATTTGATTTGTTTAAATTAAAAAAAATGTATGAAGCTGATACTATTAAACAACAAAAAATAAAAAAAGAAAATCATGATAAAGCGTTAGAATTAGTAACACGTGGTGAAATGGATCTAGCTAGAATTATTGGAACAAAGGCGATTACTGCAAATAATAGAATAACATCTAATACTCTTAAAATTGCACAAATTGAAGCGTTAAGAGATGTATTAAAAAATGCAAAAATAGAATCCGAAATTAGAAATATAATGGGTCAAGTAATCTCAATACAACAACAAGAAGGTGGTTATTATTATGAAAAATATATGAAATATATAAATAAAAAATCATTAATTTAATTCATTTTTTGTATATTTTTAGATAATTCATCTAATTTTTCATTAGATACTGAAGAAAACCAGTCTTCTAAATCTATTTTTGATACTTTAAAAATTTTATCACGAATAGATGACATTAAATTTGCATAATTTCTTATTACTTGTTTAAATAATAAATTATTCCCTCTTATCTTTTGTAATAATTTAGGTATTAATTTTTTCATCGATAATCCACTATTCAATCGTTGATATGAATACCATGCACACCATGCACCACAATATCCTCGAGGATCAGATATACGTGTATGAGATTCGATTGATTCATAACGTTGAAAACTAATTCTAGGTGATCCTTTTTTAGGTGTAACATATTTAAATTGTGTGTCTAATTTAATAAAATATTGATATATATATGTATCTAAATCATCTGGAAAATAATTAAAATCATTGGGAGTATTTGATCCATCAGGTTCAAATCTTTCTAATAATAACAATTTTTTATCATAAATTAAAATATTTGCATGTGATCCTTGCGCTAATTCAATACCAATAGGTATTACAAAATATCGATTTTTTGAATTCAAAAATGATGTAAAAATAGTATCTAATCCATCTGGGAAAAAAATTGTTTGATACGTCCATATAATTTCAAAATTTAAGAAATCATTACGAATAATTCGATTAACAGTATAATAATTTGATAATTTTGAATTATTTGTAATATTTTTAAAATTTAATGATGTGTTAAATTTTTCTTTATTTTTAATTAATTCTTTTAATAAAAGTAAACCACTGATAATATCAACTGTGATTCCTAAATATGTTGATTTTGTTATATTTTTTTTCTTAATATCAATACAATAATTTTTCTTTTTTTGAGGATATGAAATACCATTATTAATATTTTTAATTATTAGTGTTTCACATTCATTTTTTTTTAATTTTTTTAATGAACATTTATTTTCCCACTCAGTAATATATTCTTTTTCTGAATTTATTATTAATTGATTATAATATGCATCAATTACAATAGGTAAAAATGATTGATATAATTTATTAGATATTAATATATCATATGGTGAAATATTATTTTTATTTTTTAAATATATTGATAATTTTTGTTTTTCAATAATGTCTTTATACTTTTGCCAATTTTCTTGTAATAATAAATGTAATACAGTATTATTTTCATTATTTTGAATTAAAAATGATGATATTTTTAAAATGTTTGGAAAATAATATCTTTTATTTTTTAATAATAATAAATGTAATATAGTATTACCATCTATGTCAGTAATTTGGGCAATTAATTTATCAGATATATTTGGTAGTTTAACAGTATCTAAATTTATATTAAATTTTAGTGCAATGTGATAATGTGTATTTCCATTAGCATCTTGTAAATACATTGATGTATCTACTAATTCATTTAATATTTCATGTCTTTCTAACTCTATTGCATACATTAATGGTGTTCTATCATCTTTATCTTGACTATTTAATAAATATTTTTTCTCATCATCATTTTGTAATATTAATTTAATAATTTTATTATTATTGCCAATTATAGAACTATGTAAAAGTGTTTGTTTTTCTATATTAATTGTTTTGATCATATCTGGATAATAACTGAGAAATAATTTTACAAAATCAAATTTACTTTTTACACATGCAATATGTAATACCGAATTTCTATTTTTATCAAATGTATTTAACCTTGCACCATAATCTAATAATAATTTTACACCGTCATATGAATTAAAATTAATTGCATAAAATAATGGTGATAATTGATTAGAATCTCTGAAATTAGTAATATCAATACCATAGTTAATTTCATTATATTTTAATAGCGCTTCTAAAATATTAACTTGATTATATCTTAACGGTAGATAACAAATTTGTTTACCATCTGGATCTAATATATCTAATCTTGGTTCTAATTTTAATAATAAATTTAATAATTTAATTTGATTATTATAAATTAATATGTGAATTAAATAATTACCCGCAGAATCTCTAATATCCGGATCTATTTTTGTTTTTAATATATCCTCTACTCCATCCCATTTTTGAATTGCAATTAATTCAAAAATGATTTGTTGATAATTCGTATTATCCATAATATTCATATTCATTTTTATTCTATGTTTTTATTTAAAAAATTTTCTAATGATATTAATAATTTTTTCTTTTCTTCATGATATGGTCTAAATAATTTTAAACAATCATTTAAATTTTTCCATTTGATATCACCAATTTCTGTGAGTTGATCTTCATGAAGTTTATCTAATCCTATTTCATCAGTACCATCATATATTGCAATATAATATATATGTTTATATTTAATTCCATTTGTACCAAAAAATATTTCTTGAATTGGAAATAATTTATTTAATACAATTAAATTGTTTTTATCTATACTCGTCTCTTCCCAAAATTCACGTAATGCACATTTTAAATTTTTTTCATTTGGATTTCTTCGACCTTTTGGAAATCCCCATTCTGGTTCATCATAATCATTTTTCAATTCATTTAAAAATATATTATTTGATTTTAAAAAAGAAAATTTCTCAAATGAATCTTCCATCTCTTTTAGATATAATTTATTATATGATGTCTTTTTCCAAACTTCTTCCCATAATTCTTTAAAGTCTTTTGTTTTTAATCCATTTATTTCATCAGGTGTCATTTGACGTATTAAATGATATATAGATTCTAAATTATTTGTTTCATATCGACCCCGAATAAATTCAATATATCCTAATGAATGTTTTCTTCTAACAATTAAATAATTAATACTATTATTCTCTTTCTTTTCTTCTGTCTCTTTTTTTTCTTCTTTTTTTTCTTTCTTCTCTTCTTTTTTATTTTCATTTATTTCATCAAATATTTTTCCTTGAATAATATCTATAATTATATTTTGTGATAAATCAAAAATTCCATTATGAACTAACTTTTGTTTTAATTCTTCTTTAATCTTATTATTAACATTAATACAAATAATTCCTAAACTTGTAATTGGTTCAGAACATTGTTTATGCGTATGTCCAAATTTACCACAATTATTGCAAGTGATTTGTTTATTATAACTCATTTTACTACTAATTATTAGTATAAATAAAAGTTTATATTACAAATTCATTCGATAATTCTGGTTTCTTTTCTTCTTTATTTTTATTATTATCATCTTCATCTACGTCATCTTCATGAAATTCAACTAATTCAACAACTTCTTCAACTTGTTGATCAGGATTAAATAATTCGGGTTTATAAAAGTTATCAATTTCACCTTGAAGTGCAATTTCATCTAAAAAACCCAATGATATCATAATATCATTTTTATATAATTTTTTAGATAATATAGTTAGTTTAATTAGATCCCCTTTTTTTAATTCCGTCTTTTTGCCATTAACCATATAATAGTATTTTCCAATTTCATTTTGAAATACTAATGTGTTAATATTATCAGGGGTAATTACACAAGAAATTGGTCCATGAGTTGTCAATATGATTGCATTATTTATATTTTCTATTTTACATATAATTTGTGTTTTTTCTACAGGTATGCATAAACTTGCAAGATAACGAATATTATAAACAGCAGATCCTGTAAAATTTTCACCTTCTACCTCTCCATCATTGTAATTTTCTATTTTTAATACTTTTATTACATATCCAAATTCGTTACATTTTCCTTGAACTTTCTTTTCAATGTTATATTTTAAATTATAATAGATGTCATTATTCATTTGTTTTGGTAGTAGTGCAACTTTGGTAGATAATACAGTATTTATAATTGGAAGTACTAATGTATTTTTTAAAACTTCATCATGAGTTGAGTTTGTTGATGGTGTTGACATTCTATCTTATACTATTATACTACAATTTGTTTATATATTTTATATCAATTTTTATATATAAAAAAATATTAATATCTAAATATATTATGGAGGTCAACATGAATAACACTAATAAACGCCGTCGTAGTGGTACTTTATATGAATATCCTTCTGATATGATTCAAAGTAAAGATAGTAAAATTGTATTTGCATCTTCAGCAAAAAGATCTAAAGTGTCTAATGATGAAAGTGATGATGAAGGTATTGATTTTTCTAAATTATTTAAGCGTGGATCTACTGAAGATAATTCTTATGTAGTAGATAACAATATTTATTTCAATGATGATATTACAATGGAAACAATCAATAAATTAAATAAACAAATGCGTGCACTACAAACTAAATTGATTGCAATGAGTTCCAATTTAAGTATCGAACCTCCTCCTATCAGACTTCATATTACGTCTAATGGTGGTTCAGTCTTTGCCGCATTTCGAGCAATTAACTGTATGAAGAGTCTTACAGTAGAAGTACATACAATTGTAGATGGTTATGCAGCATCTGCTGCAACAATGATTAGTGTATGTGGAGATAAGAGATATATTAACAGATATTCTAATATGCTTATTCACGAACTCAGAAGTGCGACTTCTTGGAATAAAATGAGTGAATTAGAGGATGAAGTTAATAACATGAAAAAGATTATGGACCAAATCAAGGATATTTATGTAGAACACACTAATTTGTCTCGTAGTGAGTTAAACAAATTACTCAAACGTGATATTGATTGGGATGTAGATCAATGTCTCAAAGCGGGTCTAGTAGATGATATCCTAGAATAAAATTGAAAAATTAATATAATTAATTGTGTAATTAATTATATTATTATGACTTTGTTATCTCTTTTTAAAAGAGAAATGTCAAATAGAATAAATGAAATGAAAAAACAACAAAAAATGCAAAAAGATGCATGGAAAGCAAAGCAAACAGAATATCAACAAAAAAAACTTTTAGCACCAAATCTTCATGATATTTTTGGTGTTTTTGAAAATGCACATAAATGTGTTTATCCTAAATATAAATTAGAAGGTATTTTACAATTTTTAGATACAAAATCAATTGTAATGTTATCATCAACATGTAAAAATTTTAAAAAGACTATATTTAATACTAATTATATTAATCATCCAATTCATCTAAAAACGCGACATGAAATAATGTTAAATAATGAAAGAAAAATAAAATTCCTTGAAAATGAAAAAAAGGTAAATCAAGAATATCTTGCACGTATTAATAAGAAAAAACATGCAGAAAAAATTCATAAACAACTTGTTCATATTAAAAGATTTAATCCAGAAAAATTTGAAGATGCAAAAATAAATTTTTCAAGAGAATGGAAACAAACATATAATAAAACGTTATTATTTAGTTTCTTATGTGGTACTGAATATGGAATATTAGGAGAAAAATAAAATTTGTTTTTTTAATAAAAAAGAATTGCTGTGATAAATGAAAATGTAGTAAATAAAGTAAAGTGACCGCCTTACACCGTGTCCTTCACGACGTCTGTCAGGCGGTAGTACTCGCTCATGTAAAACTTGTTCTCCCAGCCTACCAGGCGATCAAGGGTGGGCATGAAACCGGGGATTGGCGGACTGGTTGCGGGACCATAGACAGGCGTCAGATTGTCGTAGACCGGTCTGCCCACATCAAAACCTGGTCGCTGGCGGATGGCGTCTAGGATGCGGTCCTTGTTGCCGAAGAAGTTGTGCCCAATGACTGGTCCCGTCATGCCATGACCCAGGGTGCAGGTCAGCACCCCGTTGACGTCCACAATGTGATGCTCCTTCAGGACCAGGTTGTAGACAGTAGTCACGTGTTTGAGCAAACACTGAGTAACCTCAGTGGGGGTGCCCCATATGTTGCCAATGAACAAGATGGGTTGACAGGGCGTGATCCACAGGCGTTTGTTGACGTGACACATGTTCTGCACTCGCCGGTCGGCCTGTATGCCCATCTCAATGACGTACTCTACGCTGGCGGGTCCGGTTGGCGTCCATACCATGTCACCCCGGCAGAGAACCTCCACATGCTTGCGACTGCCGTCAGCGAGGAGGATCTCAGACTCAGGGGCCCAGCCGGTACCGCCTGCCCCCCAGGCGGTAGCGTCAGGGTCGTAGCGCTCATTAACGTCAAACCTGTAGTCGTCACTGTCAGGGTCCTCCCTGAGCCACGGGAGGACGTATGACGGTGGGCGTGCGTTCATGGGCATACCCAAGGCTAGTGCATTCTGAATAGAGGATTTCAGTGTTTTGTTTGGCACGAGCGTTTTGATGGTAAAGTTCTCCTCGCGGTATGGAGATAACAGACGTGTCAAGATAGCACTGTGCTCATAAGAATTGCCGTCTTGAATCAGCACTGGGTCTTGCATTATCTGCTGAGAATATGGACAAAAAAAAGATTTAGGGATGGTGAGGATCTTAGGGATGTTAGGGAGGGGGAGACTGGAAGAAGACTCCATTGTGAGACAGAAAAAGGTAGAGAACCTAAAACTGAAATGTGTTACGAAAGACTAATGAAATATATATAGATTTATTTTTTCAATTTTTTATTCAATTACTTTAATGTAATATGAACCTTCTTTTTTAAATCCAAAAGAACGTAATTTTTCTTCTTTATCTGTTTTAATACTTAAAATATATTTGTGTTTACTTGTATCAATATTTATTTTATAGTTATCTTCTTCTAATTGTTTTATAATAGAATCTTTTCTATCATGAATATTTAAGGGAAATTCAAATGTAGGATGGTTATTAGGAATAATTAAATAAGTTAATTTATTTTTATTATATTTTTCTCTTTCTATTAGTGTTTCTTTAATAAGAGTGCATAATTTTTGTCGAGAATCATCTTTATTATAATCAACAATATCTAATTGTTTTAAATATGTTATAATATCAGATTTTTCTTTATCTTCACAAGTGGATCCTTTTGCTGATATTAAACCAACGCCTCTTTTTAAATCTTTATCTGATATGGTGTTATTATCTAATTTTTTTCTTATTTTAAATACTTCATTATTATCTTTAAAATCAATTATACCAACAATATCAAATTCTTCTCTAGAGTTATAATAATCAATATTATAATTTGATTTTTCTATAATAACAATATCCTCTTTCGGAATAGTAAATAATTTTAGATAATTTGACATTGATAAATCATTTATTAAATCTCTTTGATATACAGTTCTATAAAATAATGGTACATTTTCAGGTTGATTTAATGGTTGAAAAATATAATATACATTTCGATAAATTAAATATCCTGGAATATTATAACGATCATATATAACATCTGTAAATTTATTAAATTCATCATCACTAACCGGTAATAATTCTTGTAATGCTTGATATATAAAATAATCATCAAATAATTCAGACTGTTCTATACTTAATGATTTTTTAACATAATCAATAATAGTGGGTAATGTATATACATATTTTAATTTATATAATTCTTTAATTTTATTTTTTGCATAAATTATTTCAGTAAATGCGTATTTAATTTGAAATGTAGAATAATCTAATTTTTCTTTTTCTAATCTCTTATAAATTAAATTACTAGGATCATATAATGCAGTTAATTTTGGATCTTCGCATGTATATTTACATGGAAGAAATTCACATAAATCAGTACAAGTATTTTTATATTTATTTTTACCTTTTAATTTAGAAATATCTTCTGGTTTTGTACAATTTTTTGTATTATTATGTTCTTCTATAAACATATTTGCTTGATAGTTAATAGGACAATCAATTGCAATTTCTTTCATTACACGTTCTATTTTTTTAATTAACATTAATTTCTTTTCTGCTTTAATATATAATTTAATTTCTGTACTAATTGAATCATTTAATGATACAACATATTTATATACATTAACTTCAGGATAGGGATTTTTTTCAGTCATAACATCATTGTGTACACAATATCTTACAGCGCGACCAATAACTTGAATTACTCGACCGAGATTATAGTGAGTATCTAAAATATGAACTTCTTTTACATTATGTAAAGTAATACCTTCGTTCATTACTTTAGTACCTAATACAAATTTAATAATTTTACCGTTTTTGTTAGTAATATCATTAAAAATTTTTTTTAATAAATTAATTTTTTCTTCTGGTTCTTCTAATTCTTGATCATCGTCTGTACCAGTAAATTTAATAAATGTTGCAGGATAGAATTTTTCTTTGCCATATTTTTTCTTAAATTCAACATATGTTAATCCATATTGATAATCAATCGTATTATCATTAATATTATAATTACCACTTTCATTAAAATGTAAAAATCCATTCATAATTAAAATTTCATCAAAAATATCAATACCAACAGTACGTAAGTTTGAATAAATAAATGCAGTTCCTGTACCTTTTTTTCCATCAACTAATTGTAATATCTCGTTTAATGCACTGTTCATTTTTGTTGAAAAATAGTCTAAATTTCCTTTTAATAATATATCACCACTAATTGTATTTTTTGTACTATTTAATCTAATTAATTGATGTGGTAATGGATATTTACCTTTGAAAATTTTTTTGTTAATTTCATCACATAACTTTATATGTTGACTTTCTAATTGTTTTAATAATTTAAAAAATCCATCATTACCATGCGTTGCAGTTAATTTATTATCTATTATTAATGGTAATGCAAAATTAGATATACTCCCAGAGATTTTTTCTAAAGCATCTTCTTGATATTTTTTTATTGTTGATTTATATGCTTCTAATTGAAAATCCTTCATTTCACACATGATTAATGGAGTAAATAGTAATTCTGGGTGAATTACTCCCATTTCTTTTTTCAATGCATAAACAAATGGGTCTGCACCTCTAAAATAAGAAATATATCCTCTCGCCATGCTTTTAAAATATTCTAATCCATTTTCTTTAAAAGTCATGGTTGCATTTTTAGAAGAGGTAAACATTTTTTCTCTTAAAATTGGATAATTTTTTGGTCTAATAAAATTAATTAATTCAATAATATCATCGCCAAAATTTTTCATGGGTGTTGCTGAAATTAATAATATTCGTAAATTTTTTGATTTATTAATAATTTTTTTTACCGCTTTACCATAATTATTTAAACCTTGTTCACTACCAGTTAAATTATGTGCTTCATCTATAATTAAAATTGTATTATCTAATGATTCTATTTTATCTATTGCAACGTCTCTTTCATATTCACCTTCATCATTTTTACGATATGTTTTTTGTTCTTTATTATCTATTGTTTTTTTCTCTATAATTCTTTCTCCTAACACTTTTCTATAAAATGTTTTATAACTCATGAATTTATAATATTGATTAATTAATAATTTTACTGATTTTTCTGCTTCTTTAACTGATGCATCATCATTTGGATCATGAGGAATTTCTTTGAAATAATCACTACCAAAAAATTTTATAATATCATTTTTCCAGTTATCACGAATTAATGGACCAGAAACTAATACATAAATTTTAGTTTGATATCTTCTAACTTCATTTTTAAATTTTTCACTAATAGATAATGCACTTAATGTTTTTCCTGTTCCTACACCGTGAAAAATTAAAACACCGCGATATGGAGTTTTATCGGATATATAATTTGCTAAAAATGATTGATGGGGATTTGCTGTTGGTTTTTTTTTACAAATTTCCGTTCTATATTTTTCTAAGTCTTCATAATTTGTAATTTTTTTTCTTTGTGTTGATCGATAATATTGAAACTCTCTTTTTTTATATATTTTTGATTGAAAATTTGGGTCAGCAGGTAATGGGTAATATTCAATATCCATATACTTGAATAATATAAAAAATCTATTTAGTTTATAATTAAACTAATATCATATTATTCAAAGATTATATGATATTATCGTATTTGATATATATTTTCGTTTATACTATATAAATTATATCTATTTTTATAGTATAGATCATGCCTTCATACACATTAGAAGACAAAAAGAGGATAATGACAAAAATACAAAATTTGAAAAATAAAAAGCATTACATGCATTTATATAGATTAATAAAGGAGAATAACGTCTCATATAGTCAAAATATTAACGGGGTATTCATTAACCTCAATAATATATCGGACGAAATCTTGGATAAGATTTCACAATATTTAACTTACTTAGACTCGCGTAATAGTGAGATCGATAGTGAGTTCTACAACAAAGTTTTAATATAAAATAATATACATATATATATAAAATGGGAATAAAAGATCTATTAAAATTTTTACGAAAAAATTCTCCAGGATGTTTAATTAAAAAGAAAATAACTGATTATGAAGGAAAAGCAATTGCAATTGATACCTCACTTATAATTTATAAATATATTACTGCTGTAAGAAAAACTGGAAAAGATTTATTATCGAATGAAGGTCGAATAACAAGTCATTTGTTAGGAATAATAAATTTAATTATTAAATTATTAAATTATAAGATTACACCTGTATTTATATTTGATGGAAAAGCACCTAATATTAAAAAAAATACATTGAAAAAAAGATGGGAACATAAAAAACATGCGGAGGATGAATTAAATAATAATCTTGAATTAACAGCGGAACAAAAAATAGCGTGTTATATAAAATCAACAAGAATTACAAATGAGATTATAGAAGATACTATAAAACTATTAAAAGTTTTAGGTATACCATATATTCAAGCACCAGAAGAAGCTGATTCTCAGTGTGTATGTTTATTGGAGAAAAATCTTATTTATGCAGTTGCAACAGAGGATATGGATCTATTAACATATAAATGTAATAGATTATTAAAAAATTTTTATTCATCATTTGATAGTGATATCATTGAAATAAATTATAATCTAATGATAAAAGAATTAAAATTAACAGATAATCAATTTTTAGATTTATGTATATTATTAGGATGCGATTATTTACCAACATTACCAGGATTAGGACAAGTTAAAAGTTTTGATTATATTAAGAAACATCAATCAATTGAAAAAATATTAGAAAATACAAAAATTAAATCTCCAGAGAATTATAATTATAAACAAGTACAAGACTATTTTACAACGGCGAGTAGTAAATGTATTGTTCCAACAGAAGAAGATCTTAAGATAAAACAAGAAATAGATAAAGAAGAAATCTTTAATTTTTTAATAAAAGTGTGTAATTTTAATGTATTCAAATACAATGTTTATATGAAAGCGAGAAATACTTTTTTTTCCTCTTAATTTATATTAGATAATAAATAATTTTATTATCTAATTATATGAGTAATTTATTAATTTATATATCAATTGTAATATTTTTAATCTTTATTCTCGCTGGTAATAATAATGAAAATATGACTGAAGAATATGTGTATGAATTTTTTAATACTGATATTCCAAGTAAACCAAATTCCTCTGTTGGTATTATTACATTTATGAGAAAACCAATAGATCTATCTTTATGGTTTAAACATCATCGTGAATTAGGAGTCAAACAGTTTTTTATAAGGGTAGAAGATACACCTGAATTAGAAGACTATTTAAAAAATCAAAAAGACGTTTGGTTTGAAATGGGTGATTCTGATAAAAATGGTAATAATTATATGACATTATTTGAAAGACAAATTACATTTATAGATAATACATTAGATCGTGCAAAAAAAATGAATGTAGATTGGGTATTTAATGTAGATGTAGATGAATTATTACATGGATCATTAAAAATATTAGATACATTAGATGATAAATATAAATGTTTAAAATTAGAAAATGCAGAAGCTGTTTTTAAAGAAGATGAACCAACATGCTTTTCCGCTGTTAAATTTTTAAGATGTGGTAAAAATGCTCCATGTAGAGCATACGCAAATGGTAAATCTGGTGCAAGACCTGTATCTGGAGTATCATCAAAAGGTGTACATAATTTTGCATATGATGATCAAACAATTGGACCTAATATATATAACGTACCATTTGAAAGTTTACATATATTACATTTTGATTCATGTTCACTTGGTTCCTGGGTAGAAAAATATTATCACTTAAGTAAAAATAGTAAACAAAATATTCCTTTTCCTTATTATCATCAAAGTATTGCTGCATCAAAAAAAGCATTTGAAATTTATAAAAAACACACAATGTCTTATGCAGATAATGTTTCATCTGATTTTATTTATTATAGAAAAGATTAAAATAACGTTTTTATTGATATTACTCCCATGGAAGTCTATCAAGAATTCCATGAGCAGAATTAATATTAAATATTTGATCAATAGTAATAGATGGTGTTTCCGGTGTCCAGGTAAAATCATTTCGAAGTCTCATCGCACGATAAACAAGTGCAGAAATTTGATCTGGAGGAAGATCCATCTTAATAGATAGTTTACCTTCAATATCACTCAGTTTAACTGGGTAATCTACATGACCATCAAATTCTATCTTTACTATCTTAACCGCCATATTATTACTAGACTCAAACTCATTTGATGGATCCCAGACTGATCTTCTATCACCATAAAATCCACCTGCACCTGCACTTTTATATCCCAATTTTGCAGCAGTATCCATAGATTCACATCCCTCAATCTCAGACGCCATTATTGCACCAGTATAACCATATTTTTGTGCATTTGAAATATATTCCTCTAGGGTACCAGAATCTTGACGTGCAGAGGTAATATGAGATAAAAACTCTACACCAGGTGTTACATGAAGAAACTTACACGCTGCAAAAAATGATGGAGTACCCAGAGTATCACTCAGACCAGGAAGGGGACCCCCGATTTTATTTTGAACTAGAATTTCAAACATATGATGTACAATTACTTGAGACAATGGAAGATTAATCGGATTATTATCCATACGACTAAATAGACAAGATGCACCCATCATCATTTCATGTGCAATGGTACCAGTTGGAGTCAAACAAGGTAGAGACATATTAGATAGAGTATACCATGAATCAAATGATGAAGTCCCCAAAGAACTAGTATTACCTAACATTAGACTATTTGATGGTACAGTGCAAACTGGAATAGGATTTTGAGGATCGGATGTATCCATCTTAATAAATTGAGAAAAATTATCACCAAAATATAGATTTTGAAGAAGAAGAAACAAGTAATGACCAGTTCTTCTTCCTGTAAATAATGCAGTTCTAAAAGATGGATACATAATTTGAATTAGTTTAGTAAATTCTACACTTTTGGCGCAGCGCAACATCGCCTCATCAATCCACTTCATAAAATTAGGAATTCCATCTTGACTTTTGGCATATTTCTTATCCAAATCATAATTTAACTTTGCACTATAAACTGCTTGCATTAAAGCGGTTTCCAAAAATGTACAACGCAACCAAGGTCCAGACACTTCAAGAAAAAACTCATCAAGTTTATCATCATAATAAAAATTAATAATAATTCGACCGCGTGCATTATCCTCCGGGGTTCTTTCATAACGTGAATTAAATTCCTTAACACCATCCGTGTCTACTAACGTTCTTAGATTTCCATCTTGAAAACAAATATAATTAATTACAGAATCATCTACGATCTGATTTGGTAGAATTCCATATCTCTTCTTAAAAACATCTGGATTAAATTTACGAGATTCTAGAGTTTTCAAGGCAGTGCAAATACTAGAAATTAACTTATTATCAGACTTCTTCAATTCTGTTTTAAAGTTCGCATCTCTAAATTGTAAACCGAATGTAGTAATAATTTGATCACTATAATAAGATTGTAATTTAGCAATAAGTGCTGCCATTTTAAGTTTATAATCATCGTTATTAAAAGTCGCGGAAATTTCCTTCGGTGTTCCATCTGGATGACATAGATCATAAATTCTAGCAAAAGTACCGTCGATAGTTCTCATCTTTTTCCATATCATATAGATTATGTTTCCTCTATCAGCCGCAATTTTCTTTCTTACTTCGAGGGATAGTGTTAGAAGGTGTTCACGTACGAGATTGTTTTCTGTATCAAATGTTTTAAGCAGAGATTGAATCTGCGACAAAGGGAGTGTTTCAAGGTATACAAGAGAAAAATCCATGAGAAACAAGAGTAAAAATTATACACAATATATAAATAATGTATTTTTCAATTTTTATAGTAAATAAAAGGGTAGTAATTTTTCATTTCCATTTACATTATTATAATTTTTATTATTATTTTTATTAAATGTTTTAAATGGATTAAATGAATTACTAGATGTAAATGTTTCTGGTATTTTTGCACCACCATATAATTTCAAAGAATTATTAGAATCTAAAAATGGTATTAAAGGTGGAGTCTTTTTAGGACTAATTGTTGTTATTGCATATGAAACAAATGTAAAACCAATCATACCTAATATACTTCTTCCAATAAGAGAATTAAAAAAGTTACCAGTATTTGAAGTATCTAAAAATTTTAAATCTCTTACCCCAAACATAATAATAAAAGGTATAAGTTCAAATACAAATTGTCTTACAAAACCAGTATGAATGACGTCTAAAAAATTTGTAGTATCTATTTTATGATAATATAAAATGTATATACATATAAATATTATCACCGCTATAAAAATAGATAATGTTTTCATATTACAATTAAATTATAAAATAATTTAATTCTAATTTTTTTTAATTACAATTAAATTATAGTCTATATACGACGTATATGTTCATTGAATGAACAATTAAATTATAGTCTATATACGACGTATATGTTCATTGAATGAACTATAAAATTATAGTCTATATACGACGTATATGTTCATTGAATGAACTATAAAATAATTTAATTCTAATTTTTTTTAATTCTGGGGTAAAAAACTATAAAAAAATGGATCATTTGTTATAGTATAGAATTTAACGTATTTCATAAAATCACTCGTTGTTTTATTTGTTCTAAATTTATTTATAAATTCTTTTGGTGTTAATTTATAAATTGGATGATTAATATTTTTTAAACTACATTTTGATAAATATGCACTTGAATTACAATCAATATCTTGAATTTTTTCTAATATATTTGATATATTTTCAATTTGAGCATAAAAATCGTTAGCGATACCTTGGTATTTTTTTGATAACATTGAAGTTATATTTATTGGAGATGTAAATACTGTTTGTTCAATCGGTGTAAATATTAAAGGAAAATTATCATCCTTATATTCTAATTTACTAATTGATGATAAATAAATATTTATTTCATGAATAAATGGTGCTTTTTCATATGGATAATACCATGAATAATTTATAATATTTAAAAAATAATAATTATAAATCCATTCTAATCCATTAATATATTTAGATACTACATCAGAGTTATATTTATTTGGTTTTTCTAATTTAAATTCAATTGAATATTCACCTTCTAAATAATTACTATCATGTATTTTTTTATTTAATTGATTAATTTCTTTTTCATCTAATGGGTCATCATTAAAACTTGATTCTTTTTTTCTAATATATGAGACATCTGGTAATGAATAAATATCTTTAATATTTTCTTTAATATTAAATTGTTTTTTAATATTTGGTATTTCTAATTTTTCTAAATGTATAAAAAAAACTTTTAATTGATTTAGATTAATACTGTCTTTATTTAATATATATCCTGTTTTAACTGTATTCATTGATTTGTATATATTTAATATTTTATCAAAATTATAATTAATTGGTATACTATTTAATTTAGGTATAAAATCATCACCGAATATAGTGAATATAAATATAATATCATTAATTATATTTTGAGTTTCTTGATTTATACTTTTCTTTGATTCTAAAATGTATTCTATTATTATTATTTTAAAAAGTTCGGTAGACATTATAAAATCTTGATTTTTTTGTTGATCATATCTCAATATAAAAATATTATGTGGTAAAATTGAAGATAGTAGTATCATGTCTGAATCTGGACTATAAATAACAATTTTTTTTTCAAAAAATAAATCATTGTAATTACGTATATAATTTATAATTTTATATTCACCTTCACCACTAATTGTATCGTCATTAATTTGAATATTAATAGGAAAATTATGATGTTTAATACTTTTAATTAATTTTTTCATAAAACTTGTTCCAGGTGATATATGTAATTTATGAAATGTAAATTTCGTTTCATTATATGTTGTATAATCATATGGTATTTTATTAAATATAAATGATGAAATTGTTTGTTGATTTTTATAGTTTATAATCTCTCCTATATATCTTCGGTGTCTTTGTTCTAATATTTTTCCAATAGTTGGTACACCGTCTATTGCAATATATACTAATTGTAAATCAGATATATTAGAAATATAATATTCTATTTGTTTTATAATTTGATGTATTATTACCACATTAATATCTATTTTCTTTATATCATCTATTAATTGTTTTATACCAGATGGTGTATGAAGAAAATCTATAGATAAATAAAAAACATTTTTATAATGTTGATATTTATTTTCAAAAAAATCTATTAACTTTTTAGATGGATTATTCAATGCTATTAATAAAATTTTATATAAATAATTTAAATCTGATACAGTTTGTGATGAAATTTTATGAATGATTGAATTAAAATCAAAAAATAATATATCTGCAGATGATTTTTTAAAAGGAATTATTAATTTTTCTTTATAAGAAGATAATAATGTATTAAAAAATTTTTCTACGCCCATAAATTACAAAAAGAATTTTCTTTTCGTAATTTATAGTAATATGTCAGGAGCAGTAGCGGGTTTTGGCGTTTCAGGATCAGCAGCAACATTACAATCAGTTGGTAATATGGCACCACAACCACAACCTGGTGCAGGATGTAAAAGTATAATAGAATCAAATTCTAGTAGTACATCTGCATCAGCGAGTGTTGGACCTATAAGTGCATCTGGTAGTACAGCAAGTGCTAATACTCAAAATACAGCAGCGTGTGCACCTAATTATATTAATAATCAAGCTAATTTTAATAAATATGATAAATCTACAACAGTAGATCAAAATACAATAATTATGTCAAGTAATTCTTTAAAAGCAATATCTGAATCAGTAAATCAAATGGTTGTAAATAGTATTACATCAACTAAAAGTGTTGCAACACAAAATGTATCAGTTAGTCAATCTATTGAAATAACAGTTAAAGATGTAACGGGTAATGTTGATATATCTAATGTTAAAAATACTTCTACAATTGATTTAAATAATATTGCAAATTTATCATTTAGTGCATTTGATAATATAAGAACAGATCTTGCAAATGATGTATTAGCAAAATTTAGTACAAATACTAATAATGAATCAATGTCTAAAATGCAAGCGGATTTAGAAACATCAATTGCAAATCAAAATGATGCTGCAATTAAAACTAAACGTGAAACTAAACTTGAACAAACAGTATCATCTCAAATTCCACGTGCAGATCCAACTAAAATTGTTACTACAAACGATGATGCAAATGTTAATATTAATCAAGTAGTTTCAAATGATGTAAAAGAGGCATCACATTTATCTGCAAACTATACAAATCAATTAGACGTAAATAGAATAATGGAAACACATGTTAAAAATGCAGTTACACAAAATTTTACCAAAGAATCATTATCTCAATTATCACAAATTATTGATTCTAATCAAAAAATTGGTATCAGTGTAGAAGGTGTAGGTGGAAATGTAAGTATTTCAGATATTGGTAATTCATCTAATATTATATTACGTCAAACATTATCTAGTAATATGAATGTTGGTAATGCAATTGTAAATACAGTAAAAAATACATTAGGTATGTCAACTGATGATGCAGTAACAACTAAAAATGTTAGTGATGTTGGTTTAACAAGTAAAACAGATTTACGTAATGGTAATTCCAGTTCAGGTGATATGTCGAGTAAATTCGAATATAAACAAACTATAACTCAAGATTTTGGTTTTGGGTCAAGTGGTAGTTCTCTAAGTAGTTGTATATCTTGTATATGTTGTATAGTTTGTGTTTTATCTAGTGGTTTAGGTGCAATAATGCCAGATATGAGTAGTACTACTGAAATTAATCAAGTTGCACCAAAAGAAAAAGAAAAACCAGAAGAAAAATCTTCCGAAAACTCAAGTTCTGAAGGAACAGGAACGAAAGTAGGTGGATATTTTTATTTTAATTAATTCTATATTTAAAAATATAAAATTATATTAATTATAATCTGATATATGACTTATGAAAAAAGAATGTATATTATGTCAAAACAATGAAAATATATATTACGGTGATTTAACATATGGAGAACATTTTTGTAAATCATGTTTTGATAAGCATTCGTGTATTCATTGTAAAGAAATGAATCTCAAAATATATTTTTATGATAATGAAGATAAAATTTGTAGAAAAAAACCAGATCCAGAATTAGATTTCAGTGGTCCTAAAATAATTATAAATAAAAAGGTGAAAGAAGTTATTTATTTTAAATTTTCAGATAAAAAACACCTATTTTGTGAACATTGTTATAATAATGAAGATATTTATAATGAATATGATGATAATCTTAGTACAAATAATAATGAAGAAATTGATGATTATAATGAATTTGATGAAGATGATGAGGACGATGATAATGACGATGAAAATTACAATGATATATATTATATAAGACGAGGTAAATATGATATGTATTAAATAATATTAATTATTATATTATTTAATATTTTATTATTTTTGGAGGTTTAAATCCATTAAAAGATGTTGATGACGCCCAAGAATATGCACCAAAATTATCTAATTTAATTGTATCACCTATATTAAATTCAGGTAAATTGCATTCTATTTTATCAACTGAATCACATGTTTGACCATATAAAATTGTTTTAATTAATTTTTTATCTATATTTTCATATTTAATTTTTCTATCGTCAAATATTATACCATTAAATGATCCATAAATACCATCATTAATATAATATATATTATGTTTCTCATTATTTATTATTTGTTGTTTTTTATTTATAATATTTAAAATTAATGTCATTGTATTATCTACAATAAATCTACCAGGTTCACCTACAAAATTATATTTTGATATACTTTTATATTTTTTTATATATTCTTCAATATCTTTTACATGATTTTTAAATTCATTTTCTGTATTATTTTCAAATGATGGAAATCCTCCCCCTATATCAATTGTATTAATCTCTATTTGATATCTATCTATCAAATTTTTAATTTTATCTATTGTTTTTATATATTGTTCAGGATAGTAACATTTACTTCCAACATGAAATGATATACCATATAATTTAAACTTATTCTTTTTATGATAATTAATAAATTCTTCTATTTCTTCATCACTTGCACCAAATTTTTGATTAAATTTAATTTTTGATAATGTTTCTTCTGATTTTATACGTAATATTGGTTTACTATTGGGATATAATTTATATAATAAATCTAATTGTGATATAGAATCATATGAAATTTTATCTATATTATATTTTTTAGATTGTAATATATCATCAGAAGTTTTATGAGGATGACCATAAATAATATCTTTTTTTGTTTTTAGACATTGTTTTATTTCAGATATTGCAGCGCATTCAAAATCAATATTTTGTTTTGATAATTCAGATATTACTAATGGATGAGGATTGCACTTTATTGCATAATATGGTCTAACAGAAGGTAGGTGTTTATTCCAGATGTTGACATTTCTTATAATATTAGATGTATTAAATAAATACAGTTTATGGATATAATAAAATTTATATTAGATATTTTTTTATATAAAAATTGAATATATATTTATATATAATTATTATTCTATATAGAAATTATAATGAGTGAAGATCTCATGTCATTCGAGGAACAAATTAAAAAATTAAAAGAAGAAAATAGTAGATTACTAGAAATAAATAAGGAACAAAAAAATGAGATAATATCATTAAATCTAACTCTGTCTAGAATTCAAAAAATGATATCACAACCAGTAAAACAGTCATCAAAAAATAATAAAATACCTGTTGTATTATATGATACTATTTGTGAAAAATGAAATTAATTTATTATAATATTAATTTATTAATTATAAGGAAGAAATGTCAACAAGATATGAATTATGTAAGGAAGCGATGGTATTAAATACCAAATATGCAAAAATTAATAATATTAATATTGTAATATTATTATTTGATACTACTGTAAGAATTTTTACAAATATGAATTTATCTGATGAATCAAAAAATAATATTTCTAATGATCATTATATTAAAGATAAATTATCATATGATGAAATTATTCAACTTACAAATGAATCTAATCCAATGGGTGGTACTGATTTTATAATACCATTTGAAATATTAGAAAAAATAAAAGAATTTAATTCTGGTTCAATATTTTTCTTATCTGATGGTCATAATAATAAACCATTGACACATGAAAATTATGATTTTTTAAATAAATTTAAAAGTAGAATAACAACATTAGGTATTGGACTAAAAGAAAACTTTGATAATGATACTCTTGCAAAAATGTCAAATAATAATATTGCAATAGAAGGTAATACATCAGAAGTAATTCAAAACGAATTACTTGCACAAATGGCGGATATAACAACTCATGAAATTGATACATGGTTAGATGTTGAAATTGTTCTTGTTGGTCATAAGGATAATATTAAAGTTGGAACACTGATGAATGTACAATCAATTACAGAAGAAGAATTTAATGCAATAAATGTTTCTTCAACTACAGATAATACTAATTTAATTATTGAAAAATATGATACTAATTTTTTAATAAAAAAGAAAAATAATATTATCCCATTAACAAATGTCGTATTAAATAAAGATATTTTAATCTTTATTACAGATCAATCTGGATCAATGGATGATCACTGTAGTGATTATAGATCTTTACAATATAATAATAATATTTCTGAAGAGTCTAATATTGTAGAAAATAAAACATATGTAAAGTATACTTTTTCATTACCAAATATGAAACATTATCAACGTATCTTATTTTCATGTTTAAATCCAGATAAAATCAAAGCATATATTTCATGGAAATCTGGTAAAGATAAGAAAATAATGATTTTAAATGATTCTACAAAATGGGTGAATGTTGATAATCAAAAAATAAAAAATGTAATAAATATTATTAATGAAATTGGTCATTTTATTAATATTTCGAATATTAGCGATAATGATGATAAAATTGGAAATTTCAGAAAAATTAAGAAAATTTATGAAGAAAATAAAGATATTTTTACCCTATTAACTACTGAACCAATTGATGATACATCACTAACTGAAATTTTATTTTTTAATAAAAAACATGGATTAGCATTATATAATAATACATTATCTCGTGCGCAAAGAAATGTTCAAGAATTATTGTATGGTGCATCAAGTGGTGGTGGTCGTGCAGTATCTGCAACTATAACAATGACCGCATCGTCATCATGTACTCCATCTCAACAAATTAGATATGAAGAAGAAAATACGAATAGATTAGATAATAGTATGTGTTCGATATGTTTTTCAGAAATGAAAGAATATTTATTCTCATGTGGACATTTCTATGCATGTAATACATGTGCAGAAAAGTTATTGATTAGTGAACCAAATAATATTTGTTCTTATTGTAAAAAAGAAGTAACTTGGATTCGTAAAATTACAATGACTGATGATCAAAAGAATATTAATCATTATTATAAATGTATTTCACCAGAATGTTATAATATTGCATATATTATAGCAAAATGTAAACCAAACTCATCAGATAATTCTGATCAAGGATACCATTTAACATATTGTAAAAAATGTTTTAATGGGGTTAAAAATAATAAAAAATTAAAGAATATGAGACAATGTTTTTGCGGTGAAACTATTACTACAATTCATGATAATATTTATTTTGTATAAAAATTTTATTTATCTGTTAATTTCTTTTCTATTATTTTTTTATTATTTTTTATCATCTTAGATGCATTATATAATTTTGATCTAATTTTTGGTTTCTGATGCTCTTTACTTTCATTTTCTTCTATTTCCTGTTTAGTTGATTCTAATTTTACTTGTAGTTTATCATCAACTTTTAAATCTTTTATTAAAGTTGAGACATGCTTTTTATCAACTTGCATTATATTAGATAATAATTCCTCTTGACTTTTAGAATGCCAATCTTCATTTAAAAATACTAGACCAGTATTACTCCGTAAATTTGATATTAAAAAATTCTGAAATTCAGGATAGTTTTTATTACAATGAATTACTTCCGCAGCAACAATTGGATAATAAGTACCACTGGTACAAATTCTTATCACATCCTCTTTAGAGAGTCTTGATAGATCTTCTTTGCCAGCAGAATAGATGTTTACTTGAATATTATTGGTAATATTGTTGGTGATATTGTTATTGGTTATATTATTATTTGTAATATTTGTATTTTGTAAATTATTAAAAAACATTTCTTTTAATTTATTCATCATTATATTTTCATCTAATTTTTTCTGTTCTGTTTCTTTTTTTGATTTACAATTTAATAAAATATGTTTTTTTACATTACATTTTTGAAAAAAAATTTTTTTACAATATGTACATGCATTATTAATTATTTCTTTTTCTTGATTATTTTCAATAATAATATTTGCAATATTTTTAATTATATTAGATTCTTCATTCTTTATTTGAGAACTTATACATGGTTTTTTTCTATTTAAGTGATCCGTTAAATGACCTTCTCTTGTAAATTTTTTACAACATTTGTTACATTGAAACATTTAATATATTAATATAGAATAAGATATAATATAAATATTATCTTAAATATTTTTATATTGGTCGAAAAAATCCAAAATAATCCTATAAATAATTGTAATATTATAATTTTAATGGAAGAATGAATTTTTAAAAAATCTTACATATCATTTTATATATGTAAAATTTTTAGATTTATATAAAAATTGACATTTACGGATGAAAATGGATTTTTCCGACATAAAAGTCATCCGTTTTCAGTGAGAAAACGGATGACTTCATTTTTATAATTTATGCTCATTTTTAATAATAATTTATTATTATTATATAATTTATAATGATATTTTATATATATGTTTTTTTTTCTTAATGCGTAATTGGAAAAAAATAAAGATATGAAATATAATAAGAGAAATAATAAAATAACAAAAAAGAGATTGGTAAGATTTGTAAGAAAAAAAATTTCCGAGAGAGAGAGACAAAGTAAAAAAAGAAACTTTTTGAAAAATTTAAAAATAATTATAAAATAGTTTTATTAAAATTTTAATTTTTTTTACTTTTTAGATTTAACCTTTTCTATTGATGTAATCATTTCTTGAAAATTTTGATTGATTACATCTTGAGGTAACCATATTCTCTTACCATTAACTATTGCACAATAAATACTTCTATCTTCCATATCCAATAAAGATCCAATCAAAGAACTACCAGATTCAATACCGCCATCAATACCTATCGCTTTACATGCGCATAATTTATAATCATGTAAATCATAACTAATAATTGTATCTTGACATAATTTACAATATACCGCATGTCTTATTTTTATATATTTAACGCCACCATAAATTAATATTGACATAATATAATAATATAATTATAATATTATATTAATATAATAATATATAGAATGGGAAATAGTCAAAGTGCAAAAAAAAGTTCAGATACTGAACCTTTTAAATCAATATTTGAAAATAATATACAAAATGCACTATTATTTATTCAGCAAAATCCAAGTACGATAAATAATCGTTGGCGTAATGAATCTACTGTTTTAATGGAATCAGTTTTAATTAATTCTATTGATTTAGTCAGACAATTAATTATTTATGGTGTAGATATAAATGTAGCAGATACAGATGGATATACAGCATTACATCACGCTGTTGAAAAAAGTGCACCTGAATCAGTGCCAATTATTCAATTATTATTAGAAAATAAAGCAAATCCAAAAGTAAGAACAAATGCGGGTAATTTGGCGATTGAATTATTAAAAATGGATGTTGTACCATTACCATATCAAAGACAAATTGTAGAAGAATTACAAAAATATACTAGATATACATTTAGAGAAAAATTAGATATAAATCCTAATTTCAATAGAGAAAATATTGTGGTAGCACAACATTTTTTACCTCATATTAATGATAAATTAGTTGGTGATGAAATAGATTCAACAATATATAGTATAGATGATGGAAAAGATTATACAATATTAGATTATTTAACATCAGAAGGTAGAGATTCATTAGTATTTTTATTTGGAAAAACTCAAAACGGAATATCTGCATCAGCATTATTAAAATATATTAATGATGGTACTTTTGTATATTATGAATGTAATACATCAGGAGGTGTATTTCCTAATCCCAATATTGTATATATTGATCCATTTGTTCGTCTTCCATTAGTTTTTTCACCATATATTACATATGAAGATGCAAAATTAATGATGTCAAATAATCATTCATTTTGGGAAATTATAGAAACTCCGATTGTATTAAATTATACAATATCTGAAAGTTTTATACTAAGTAAAGATGCCGTGGGTGCTGATCATTGTCAAGCAGGTTCTTCAAAAAGAGTTTATAAATTACGTCCATATAATCCAGTATATCCTCCACCTCCTCAGCCTTCTGCACCTTCTGCACCTTCTGCATCTCCCGCCTCTTCCACTATGTAAAATCATTAAATATACTCACAATCAATTGCAGTATATTCTTTATCTTTTAGGATCACCTTAAATGGTTTACCACAACCGGTTATACCATCTTTGATATAATTTTCACAATCATTTTTACTAGCGTGAGGTGGTATTTGTGTTTGAGTTTTATTAATAATTCCATGACGAAAAATAGCACAATTTAATTCTTCGATTAAAATAAATAAACTACAATGAGGACATGCGACAATAAAATTTTTATTAAACATATTTTATATTTTTAATAAAAAAATAATAATTAAACTGAAATAACTGGAGAATTTGCATTCTTCAATACTTCAGCATTCAAATATTGAACAAATTGTGATTGATTTAGTTGTAGAGAGTTCATAACAGATGTATATGTTGCAAGTCTTTGTGACCACATATACAGAATTGCATTTCGAGTAGTTTGGGCTTGATTAATATTAATTGTTGCAATATTATTTGCATTAATTAACATAATTTCTGCAGTTCTTTGATTTTGTAGTAGAGTAGTATTTGCATTAATTAATTGTGACGCACGGTTATTCATAGCGGTAGTTTGATTTTGAATTACTAGTTGCTTAGTAGTAATTGCAGTGGAAAAATCAGTAGGAAATGCAATGTTAATTAGTTGAAAATATTCAATTGATGCACCAAATGGAATATTATAGACAGTAGAGTTATTAATTTCACGTGTCATTGATGTATACATATTATTATAAATTGTACCACGATTAGTATAATAATCCTCTGCAGTATATTGACCACACTGCTTATATATCGTACTCAAAATAATTGTTTGAATCATTCTCTCATGTGTATCAGTATTATTAAACATCATTAGTACAATTGAAATAATATTTGGAATAGTGTATTGATACTGAAATGAAACACTCAATGTAATACGAATTTTATCAGATGTAAGACATATAATAGTATTAATATCTGCATCTTGCAATGTTAGTGGAACGATAATTAGGGTATCACCAATGTTAAGCGTCCAAACACCTTGATCATATCTCTTTCCAAAATCAGTTGTAATTGAATTTTGCACAATACCGATATTACCTTGATCGATTTTATGATTCACTGCAAGACCCAAAAGTGTTAGCATTGCAATAATAAATACAGGTATAATAATCCATAGATTGGTACAATAACAGCAAATTTTCTCTTCGTTTCTTTGACGGTCGGACATTTTAACGTGTGATACTAAAAAGATACTAGAAAGATACTAGAAGACTAAAATTTATTGGAATCATGTAATATGTATAAATTTCAATTTTTATTTTTATTTTTTTGAAAATAAAAATTGAAATTTATAATTTATGTATATTTACTATAATTTATGACTTTTTACCATGGCAGATCTTACCATTAACATTCCTTCTCCTTCACAGGAGAGTTCTCCACGAATTAATCCATGTAATACTATTTATGGATTATGTAATAGAAATTGCATAAAAATTAATATTTGTTTTTGGATCGCTGCGATTATTTTTGCATTTACTTATGGTTTTTCTTATTCACCTGTATACTATTATCAATATGGTCTTATTCAAAATCGATATGGTGCTGTTGATCTTACTAATGTTTTGATCAGAGGTCGTTATTTCAATACATTAGATAAGTATATAATTACTTTTCCATCTACCTTTAATATTATAAGGTACAGTACATCTGTTTTTACAAATGATGGTCTAGAAGTGAATCTAGAAATTTCATTTCAGTATAGATTGAAGATCGATACTCTTCCATCGATTTATACACTATATTCTAATAATTATAATGCAAGAATAAGCAATATGGCACAAACACTTATTAAAGATAATGTTTATAATTATACTATAACAGACTATGTAAATAACCGTCAAAGAATTGAAGATAATCTAGGATATATTCTTCAAACTACTCTAGGAACAGTAGTAGGAATTGACTGTCCTCGTCAATTCTTTAGACTACTGTCTTTTACTCTTCCTGGTACTGTTTTGTCAACTAGTTTGGTTTCTGCAATAGAACTCCAAAATAATCAAATTCAAGCATATCAACAACAACTTGCAGTAATTCAATCTGATACTAGTCTTAAAGTTTCTGCAATTAATGCAAATGCAAACGCGGTGCTTGCATTTGCACAAAACAATGCAAATCAGATTATCCAAAATAGTCAATCTTCTGCACTTAATATTGTTAATACCGCAAGAGGTAATGGTATTCAAACTATTTTTAATTCTTTGAATATTACCGATCCTATTATTAAGTCTCAAATAATTACTATTTTTGCTATCATGGATAGTAATTCTACTGATTTAAAGATTCTTCATACTACAAATCCATATATTTTGAATATATAATAAAAAAATTTATTTATTTGCATAAAATGCAATTCTCTTTGCACGTAATTCTTCTGGTGTTAATATAATATTATTATTTTGTTCATTTACATTGATATTCAATGATTGTCCTGTTAAACCACACATTTTTATCCACTCATCTTTACTTATGTTTCGAAAAGTCCCGATACATATACTTTGATCTTTTTCTGTCTTTTGTCCCATATGAGTTACATAGTCACAATTTGTCATAACAATATATTTTTCCCATTGAATTTGTGTTTTAAGACATAATGCATAAAAAGTTGATAATTCTTTCCAGGTAACGCATATTTTAGATTTATAACTTGTATGTTTTTTATATTTACATTGTACTGCAGTATAAATATTATTATTTTCACATATAATATCAATACCCATATCTCGTCTTTTCATATTTAATTTAAGTAAAATTTCATCAGGAACATCTGGTAGACGCCATACTTTATCATAATTTAAGATATGCTTAAGATACAAGACACAAAATTCTTCAAAGATATCACCACGAATTTTTTTATTATCTCGTTTTCTCATTTCAACTAAAGAATGAGCAGGTATAGAATACCATTTTTGACATTCAAGAATAAATTCATCAAATAAATTAGTGGGGGATCGTAAAAATACTTGATGTAATATATTTGGTAAATTATCCATTTTTTATTATTAAATTATAAATTAATAATAAAAATTTTCAATATTTCTTTATTCTAGAATTATATTTAACATATTTATTATAAAATGTATTAATTTTATTACCACCACGTATATTTTTACATTTAATTAAAGTATCTGGTTCATATTGACTAATTAAATTAATAATTTTTTGTGGTAATAAACGTTTTTCCTTATCAATTTGTGGTATATATTCTTTTAATATTTTATATCCAATTTTTTCACCTGGTTCTGTAAAATTATAACATGCATAGTATGATATAAAAGATTCTAATATTGTCCAAAATTCTTCATTATGAAATTCTTCTAATTCTTCTTCATTATGAAATTTTTCTAATTCTTGTGAATTTCTAGATCTATTAAAATTTGTTATATCTTCGTCGTGTTTATTCATTAATCTCATTAATTCTACAGAAAATGCAATACACGCTATCATAAATTGATTTTTATTGTAGATTGTTACAGTATATTCATCTTTGTTTGGATCTTTTTTAAATCTCCAATATGTAAGTACATGATATACAAAAATATTTCCACTATGATCATCAGATAAATAATTTATTAAATTATTATAATTTGTATTACGTTTACTATTTATATTTTGCCAATCTGGATAATTTGTATTAAATTCCTCTTCACGTTGTTCTATTACAAATTCTAGACCAGATGTACCACTGTCATCTATATTAAGAGGAAGATTAAAATCTAGATAACCACCATGTTTATTTAAATCACCACATTTTTTTATAGTATCTAATTCATATAATTTAATCCATTTAACTATATTTTTTGGTAATAAAGTTCTGTCTGAATCAATAAATGATGAATATATTTTTAATATATTAATCCCATAATTAACGGCAGATCCATCTTTTCTCCATTCTTGATCTTTATTTCGAGGTTCCTCAAAACGAGCACAAATCCATACTGATATAAAAAGTTCTAATGCTTGCCAATATTCTTCCTCATGAAATTTACTTAAAATTGTTTTATTTAATTTTTCTGTAGTTGGAGATGAATTACGGTAATTTGATATATCATCTTTATATACTTTTGTTAATCTTTTATATTCCGCATAAAATGCAATACATACTAATTCATAATCACGTTTAGTGACTGCTAAATCTGTATATTTATGGGTTTCTGATCTTTTATATTTTGATATATTTGGATCTATATATGTATAATATCTCCAATATGTAATTAATCTAATTACCATTTCTATACCATTATTATCATTTAAAAAATAATTCATTAAATTTTTATAATCTTTTGAATCTAAAATATACCAATTTGGAAATTTAAGCGTTATTGAAAAAACGGCCGCTTCAATTGTCAATTCAATATTATCTTCACCTTTTTCATTTAATTCCTGTTCTAATACATAACCTAGATAACCACCTCTCGAACTATATTTTTTATAATAATTTATTAAGATAGAATGTCTACTCATACTTATATAATATTTTATTATTTTAATAAATATAATAATATTTTTGGATTTTCATATATTCTTCTTGTTAAATAAGGCATTGCATCATCAAAATTACCATATGGTAAATATTTATATGTTGTTATACCCGATTTTACTATTTCTTTTGTATCATTTGTAATAAATCCATATAATGATGCATGTGCTATCTTTGTAGAATCCTTTTTATTATTTTTAACATAATCTAATATTTGATTAATATTATAATAATTATGAGTACAAATAAACGCATGTAATGAATTATTATTAAAGATTAATTTCATACCATTTTCAAATGCAAGATCAGTGTCTTTTTTATTAGTAAATAATTTACCAGATTTATAATCTTGATTATAATATGCACCTCGAACGAGTTTAATACCTAAATTATTAGTATGATGAATATCATAATTTAATGTATTAAAACCATCTTTACGATACATTTGATATGTTTTGTAAATATTAATATTTTTTTTATTGTATTTATAAATTAATTTATTTGTAATATGATTTATTACTTGTTCATTTGAATCTTCTTCTGCGTCTATCATAATTTTTTTATCTTTATCAATTAACGCATTAACAAGATAATCTATCTTTTTTTCATTAAAATTAATTGAAGATAGTTTTACTGCAATATAATCAATTTGTTGTAATTCTGATAAATTGATATATTCCAATATAGATTGATTTATTGATTGGTAATCTGATGATGATTCTTTAATATAATCAATAATTGGATATAGATTTTGAGAATGTAATTCATTAATTTTATTTTTTAATGAATTTATTGTTTGACCTGCAGTGAACATAGTGAATAATTTTTGAAATAAATATTTTTTTATCATTTTTCTTAATATATTATTTTATATTTATATTATATATGTCAATAAAATATAATTTAATTTTTGAATCAGGCATGTATCCTGAAAAAGTTGTTAATTATTCATTAACAACAACATTATCAAAGAAAGTAGATTTACGAACTAAATCTAATGTAATATATGATCAAGGAAATTTAGGTAGTTGTACCGCAAATGCACTATGTTATTGTTTTGTTTTTAATGATCCTACATATACACCATCAAGATTATTTTTATATTATAATGAAAGAGTATTAGATCATGCAATACCAAATGATGACGGATCAACATTATCTCAAGGTATAAATGCATTAATAAAATATGGAGTTTGTTCTGAAACAAATAATCCATATATTATATCTAATTTTGCAAATAAACCATCTTCTACTGCATATAACGAAGGATTATTACATCAAGTTATATCTGCAAATAGAGTATTGCAAACAGAAACTAGTATGAAAGGATGTTTAAATAATGGTAAACCATTTGTTGTTGGTATATTAATTTATAGTTCATTTGAATCTCAACGTGTTACAAATACAGGTTATGTACCAATGCCAAATACGCAAAAAGAACAATTATTAGGAGGACACGCAGTTACATGTATAGGTTATGATGATACTAAAAAAGTATGGATTATGAAAAATTCATGGGGGTCTAGATGGGGTGATAATGGATATTTTTATTTACCATATAATTATTTATTAAGTTCAACACTTGCGGGGGATATGTGGCAGATAATTAAACAAGAAGTTTTAGCACCTAAAATAATAAAAATAATTAGTAAGATTAATGAAAATGCTAAATTTTTAAAAAATTATAAAAAATAATATATAATACTATTATGCAAAGTATTATATTTTTGTTAAACTATAAAACATTATCAATTGAAACATTAAATTCAGTCTTATCAATGTATATTTCCCAAACAGAAGAATCAAATACAGAAATATTAAATTTAGATAAATCAAAATTATCATGGGCAAATTTAGTTCAACCATCAATAAATAGTGGTAATACATTTATAATTGCAGCATTTTTACAAATGAAACAATTTCATCCAGATGAAAAAATTAGAGAACATGCAAATACTATCGCAACAAAATTAGAACAATATTCTATTGAAAATGGTATGAGAAAAGACATATATAATATGTATAAACACTATTATGATAATCAATATAAATTAGAAAAAAATAATTTATCTCAAGAACAAGTTTCATATTATGAAGATAATATGAAAAGTTATATCCATTCTGGTATGAATTTACCAGATGATAAATATAATAGATTAAAAGAAATTAAAAAAGAAATATCACAATTATCATCAGAGTATGAATTAAATTTAGATAATTATAGTAAAACATTTGAATTTACTAATGAACAATTAATTGGTTTACCAGATAAATTTATTAAAGATCGATTATTAAATAATAGTATAAAAGTAACATTAGAATATCCTGATTACATTCCGATGATGGAATATTGTAAAAATAGAGATGTAAGAAAACAATTAAATTATGAATTTAGTAGACGTGCATATGACACTAATGTAGAATTAGCGGAAAAAATTTTTACATTAAGAAAAGAAATTACAAATATATTTTCAGTAGAGAATTATAGTGATTATAAATTATTTGATTCAATGGCGGATTCAACTAAAACAGTAATGAATTTTTTAGATAAAATACATACTAAAATAAAACCAATATTAAAAAAAGACTTTGATACATTATTATCACTTGCACAACAAGATAATATAACTAAATTAGAACCATATGATATAGCATATTATACAAGAATTTATACAGAGAAAACAGTAAAAATAAACAAAGAAGAATTAAAACAATATTTTCCTGTTCAAAGAACGATATCAAACATTTTAAAATTATATCAACAATTATTAGGATATATATTTGAAGAGATAACAGATGAATATAAATATACTTTATGGGATGATAAAGTAAAATTATATATGGTTAAAGATGAATACACAAATTTAGTTAAAGGTTATTTTTATTTAGATTTATATCCAAGAGACGGAAAATATGGTCATGCTGCAGTATTTCCATTTATATCTAAATCAAAAGATACTTTACCGGTTGCATCAATGGCGTGTAATTTTGATTCTAATAATATGTCATTTGAAGAATTAGAAACATTTTTTCATGAATTCGGTCATGTAATGCATCATATATCATCTATATCAACAATCTGTGGAACTGCTAGTTTTGGATGTGAACAAGATTTTGTAGAAACACCTAGTCAAATGTTTGAAGAATGGTGTTATACAAATAAAACATTAAAATTAATGTCTGAGAATATTCCAAATGAAATTATAGAAAAAATTAAACAACAAAGAAATGTATTACAAGGATATTATTATGCACGTCAATTATCTCAATGTTATTTAGATATGAATATTCATTCTAAAAATTATAATCATAATTCATTTGAAACATATAAAAAAATTACAAAAGATATACTTGGTTTAGATGTTCAAGATAATACATCGTTTATTTCAAGTTTTTCTCATATTATTAGTGGTTATGATGCAGGATATTATGGTTATTTATGGTCATTAGTGTATGCAAAAGATTTATTTTCTAAATTTATTGATCGAGAATTAGATCAATCTATTGGAATGTTATTTAGAGATACAGTATTATCTCAAGGATCAATTAGACCTTCATTGGAATCCGTTACTATCTTTCTAGGTCGAAAACCGAATGAAGATGCATTTATATCAAGTATAATATAAAAGATGCATTTATATCAAGTATAATATAAAAGATGCATTTATATCAAGTATATAAATGATGCATAATACACCAAAAAAGACAAAAATTGAAAAAAAATATATATATGGATTCTATACAGTTTTTTCAAAGAGACATTGGCGTTTGTCAATATGTCCGCAATCTCCTTCCCTGAACCCTCCATTGAACAAAGAGTCGCATTTTTTGCAGCTCTTAACACCGCAAATATCCTATCCCTAAAGACGATGCTTGCAGAAAACCCCCGCCTTGTATTTAGTACTCGTTATAATGAATTGGGATTTCGTGGATTAACCCCCTTAGAAGCAATCGCAACCCCAGATTCCACTAGGAGGTTTTCACCTCTTGAAACAACAAAATTGATTGCAGTTATTTTTGACACTCTACAGACTTTTGATCTTCAAACAAATCGTTCTTGGTATATTCCAGATGCGATTACTCGGGCGATTGAGATTGACAATTATATGTTTATTGAAGAGATGATAAACCTAAAGTATCCATTTTCTGCAAGGCAGATAATGTCCTTTCATACTCAAAATGCATACAAGTGTATTCGAGTTTTTATTCGCCTCAAGATAAATATTAATTATTTTTCAAATGGACATGGTGGATTGTACCACGCTGCACTTGGTGATAAGGACGGAAATGTTGAGATTTTGAAATTGTTGTTAGCTAATGGATATAATGCCAAAGAGGGAATTCACCCTTTAATTGGAGCGTACCACAATGAAAAGGCACTCACATTTTTGTTGCAAAAATTTCCAGAAGACATTAATGTTAAATGTCCCCGCGGTTGGACACCATTGCATTATGCAGTGGATTGGGTAAGAAGTGACAGATCAATGAAATATATTGAAATACTAATTAACTCTCCAGGGTGTGACTTGACTGCAAAAACAAATGACGGTCAGACACCATACTCTATGCTTACTTCGCGACTAATTTCAATCAGAAAACACAATTCATATTCTGAAACACCCACAAAAAACTGGATTAAAAATACACTTCTACCTATTTGGAATAAATTCCTCACCGCATCGAAAGACATTAATCAGAGAGACGAAAACGGATTGACACCCTTGCATTTTGCATTGAAAAATGAGTTTAGTGAGATGGTAGACATTTTGATGTCTCAACCAGGGATTGATTTGATTGCACAAACTCCTGAACCTGAATTCGATACTCCACTTTCTATTGTAACAAACATCATGCTAGAGTTTAAAGAGACTCCCTCGTACAAAAATCCTATACAAAAAAAGACTTTTGAAAAATTGTGGATGCCTGTGTATAAAATACTTTCCGATGCAAACGACGATGCACAATCTAGATCTACATCTTCAGAATCATTAGAATCTGAAAATATGGAAGATGTTGACTAATTTTTATTTAATAATTTTATTACTTTTTCATAATCAAGAGTTTTTTTACACTAATATAATATATTTTTTAATAATTTAGTTTTTATTACGTATTCGAATATACCCGTTAGAATATGCCCATACAATAAAAACTACACCAATAGCATAAGGAATACCTATTAATAATGAGGCATATTTATTTTTTTTATAATATTTACTTGCATTTGGATCAGATTCCATATATGCAGTATTTGTCCATAAATCAACATATCCAAATAAAAGAACTACTAGAGGTATACTCATATATATTAGACTAAATTGTGAAACTCTAAATAATAAATTAAGTACAAGAGAAATGGCGATCGCAATTGATCCATATAAATTACTTTCATAATATTTTTTAACAGATGGATCTTTACTCATATCACTGGTATTTATCCACATAAGAATCCAACCAGATATTACACAAAATCCTAATATAATTATTATAATAGAACCTGTGTTTTCATCCATTTTATATATATAATTAATCTAGATTTATTTTATGTAAAACCAATCCTTCTTGAACAATTAACTTCCAATAATAAATTTTATCATCAGATAATTCAGCGTCTTTACATATTTTAGTCCATTTATCATTATCATGATGTTTTAATAATTTAGATGCATGATATTTTAATTCATTTATTTCAGATTGTCTAATACTTGCAATTGAATTTAATTCATTTATCGGTATTGATGATATCGTTTCTAATTTTTTTTCTGCAATTAAACAACGTTGTTTCCAATATATTACATCGTCTTTTTCCATAATATAAATATTAATAAATGAATATTTATATAACTTTTCGATATATATTAGAAATATGATTTTTAATACAAATAATATCGTCTACTTTTGCACCCAGGGTAACACATCTCCAATCATTGGCGCTAATAGTGTACATTACCTTAGAAGAAGAAGTAAACTCTTCAATAAGAGATTGTTTTTCAAAATCATATAGTAATCGAATAGAAGATAAACAAGGATCAACTAGATGAAACACATGTTTATCAAAACTCATTTTATATATATATTATATTAGGATTCTAATATAATATATAGTCAATTTTTATTATAAAACAGTAATAGCATCTCTAGGTACAGTCATATCATTTGCTCCTTCATCAAAATCTACATGATATAATTCCGTATCAGGATTATTTCTAATACGTCGTATTTTTCCTTTTCTAATTATTTGTTCTTTACCATTCATATATTTAACACTAACTTTTGTACTTGGTAATAGAATTCTTTGTTTGTCACTTAAAATAAATAATGTTTTAAAAAGACTTAGTCCAGCAGATTGTAAAACATTTATTTTTGTTGGTGATAATGATCCTACTGTTTCTAATGTATAGATTGGAGGTTTATCACCAAAAAAACAAACCGATACAATTTTTACAACATGTTCACGATTATAGATATATCTTTCACCACTTACTATAGGATAGTCTGCATAATATGTTGCACCATCATATTGTGATGCACCACCATATTGTGATACGTAATTATTCTTATATTTTGGAACAAAATCCATATATATATATTATTTAATAAAAATAAAAATTGAAATCTAAACATTCTGAGAACCCATCTAAATATAAAAGGTATGTACGTATAGCTCAGTTGGTAGAGCAGCGCTCTTATGAAGAACATTGATTCTTCAGATAGGCGCAGGTCCCGGGTTCGAACCCCGGTATGTACATGATAGGTTTGGTGGCACCTATTCAAAAAAACCTCAAAAAACACATGGATGGCCGAGTGGTTAAGGCGGCAGGCTTAAGTCAGTGTTGACATTGATCGACAACGACCGTAATCTGCTGGAGCAATCTTCAGGGGTTCGAATCCCCTTCCATGTATTTTTTTACTACTTCTACTACAATATCACCCCCCCCATTTCTCGTTTTTTTACTAAAATAAATATAGAATAATAAATTATGATTATTGCAAGTATTGGTTCAAATTGTGAAGTTGGAGTGATGATTAATAAATTCTTTGATAATCAAATATACTCTCATTTATTTAATTGGACTAATATTAAGATAAATAAACTTTGTATTATACTAGATAATATTCACATCCTTTCTAATCTAAATAATTATAAATATATTATTAGATTATTTGAAGGTGAATCTAATACATTAACAATAGATAATCTTAATCTATTATTAATCACTGATCTTCAAAAATATACTAAGATTAATATTGATTATGAATTTAGATATAAAAATGAATTTTATTTTTGGAGTCATGGATCATCATTTACGTCAGATATATTTGATATTCAAAATTTCAATACGTATATATTAGATGTACAAAGTAAAATAGAATACCTAGTTAAAAAAACCATATATTTATTTTCATCAAATGAAGAAACATTTATTTATGTAAAAGCACTGAAAAATGAATATACAAAACAAGAATTTATACAGTTGCACTCTTCTATTGTTAAAAATAATATTAATCTGGGTATTATATTTGAAAAAGATGACAAATATAATCCAGAAGATTATTCTATACATTTAAAAAATACTACATTATTAGCGGTAGATAAATTAACTCCCCATGATGATGCAGTAGATTATGTTAAATATAATACAGAACCAATTTATAAAATTTTATTTAATTTATAAATATAATAAAAAAATATATATAAAGAATATATACACAATGGAAAATAAAAAAATAGTAAAACAAGAAAAACCAAAAATAATTGAACACGTTACTAACGCACCAATCCAATGTACTGGTGGTGGTTCAACTAGTGCATCCGCATCACCTCTCGGATGTATATGTCCTACGAATGGACAAACACAATCTACATGGGGATTATTACCTGGTTCATCCACATTATATGGTTGTCGTTAAAAATAATATTTAATAATAAAATATTAAATATTATTTAATTTATAAGTATAATGAAAAAAGAAAATAAAAGTCTCTATAGTGATGATCATCCAAAAACATCAACCAAAGGTACTGGTTTCAAAGATAAGCAGAAAGCATTAGATACTTTAAAAATAATAAAAAATAGAGATTTGACATATCAAAAACAAGTTGTTACGACAATGTTTAATAGAGCAAAATATCATCCATATCAAACTGATACTATGAAGGATGCTATGGTAGTATTTGATGAATGGTTAAAGAAACATAAATAATTAAATAACTAATCTATAAATATCGTTATTATTATTTCTCATACAAATAATATCATTTATTTTTGCACCTAATATAATAGATAATTCATCATTCACTGATATTTTAGTCATATATGTTTTATAGATTTGATTATAATCATATAAAATATTTGATTTTTCATATTCATTTAATATACGTGCTGGTCTAAAATAAATATCTAATTTTTCAAAAGACATTATATAGTATTTAATAAATTTATTTGTTTATTTGTAAAATTATTGAAAATTAGTATAATTAAACAAATAAACATATATATAATAAATAAAATGAATCAAATTATAGAAACCCTTTCGTTTGATGATGTGTTAATTTCTCCTAGAGATTCTGATATTACTAGTAGAAAAACAATTTCATTAAAAACAAAATTAACAAATAAAATATCATTAAATCTACCTTTAATCTCATCACCGATGGATACTATTACTGAAGATAAAATGGCAATTGAAATGGCATTAAATGGTGGATTAGGAATTATACATCGTTATAATACGATAGAACAACAAGTAGAAATGGTAAATAAAGTAAAAAGATATTTATCATATATTATAACAAACCCGTATACTATTTTAGAGACAGATACAGTACACGATTTATTAAACAAGATTAAAGAATATGGTGTATATAGTTATTTAGTAACAGATGATCAAAATACGTTGAAAGGTATTGTAACAAAAAGAGATTTAAATTCGCATATAATTAGTAAAAAGGATAATAGTATTAAAATTAAAGAAATAATGACACCTCAAATTAAATTACATTGTATGTATAATGGTAAATTTTCAAGACAAGAAGTAATAGATTTAATGAATAAACATAAAATAGAAAAAGTACCTGTAACAGATATTAATTATAAAATTAAGGGAATGATCTTGTATAAAAATTTAATGGATTATGAAATGAATAAAAATATTTATTCTCTAGATCCACAAGATAGATTACTCGTCGGTGCAGCAGTTGGTATTGTAGGTGATTATTTAGAACGTGCAAAACAATTAGTATTATCAGGAATTGATATTTTATGTATTGATGTTGCAAATGGATTTAATAAAACCGTAATGAATGTAGTAAAAGAATTAAAACAATTAAATGTAGAAATTATGGTAGGAAATGTTTGTAACCCAGAAGGATTTAAATTTTTATGTGATGCGGGTGCAGATTGTATTCGTGTAGGAATTGGAAATGGATCAATTTGTTCTACACGTTTAGTAACAGGTGTAGGATCAGGACAATTTACGGCACTGATGTCTTGTAGAAAAATTGCACGAGAATATAATGTTGGAATGATATCAGACGGTGGACATTTAGGAAAAGATGGTAATATTGCAAAAGCACTGGTAGTTGGATCTAGTGCAATGATTTTAGGCAAGACACTGGCGGCAACAGATGAAACACCTGGAAGAATTATTAATCGAAATAATCGTCGTGTTAAATATTATCGTGGTATGGCGTCTGCAATGGCGATGGTATCTAAAGCAGAAATTTCCAAACAAGAATATAATGAGAATCAAACCAGTGAGGGTGTTGATATGGAAATTGAGATTAAAGGACCAGTAAAAAATATTGTAAAACGAATTGAATCAAGTATTAAATCAACGATGAGTTATATTGGATGCAAAGATATTGATGCATTAAGAAATATTGAAGATGAATTAGTATATTATAGACAATCAGTGGGAACAATGTCTGAGACATCAATTAGAGGTAAGACATTATAATTAATTTATTTTTGTAATTTATGTATAAAAATAAAGTATCTAAATACAAGAATAAATTGAATCAAGTTGGTGGTTCATGTCCATTTAAGAATGGTGATATAGTAATAAGAAAAGATGATAATTCTAAATACGGAACTGTTGTTGGTTTAATACTAAATGAAAGATTACAAACATGTACTAAATTATATGTAAAATTAGAAAATGAAGAGGTTGATATTTGGAACTCAATGGATGTTGAAAAAATAGATACGGATAATTTAGATCAACTTGCAAATACATTATCAATTACAAATATCTTAAGTACAATGTCTTTACCAGATATAATAAAATTATATAGAACAAGACACCCAGAAATAAAAAATGCAATAAAAGTGTATAAAAAGTATGATTTTTATGATCAAGACCCATTACAAGAAGATATTGGATTAAGAGAATTTAATGAAATGTTTCCATTTTGTAAGGGTCTTAATATCTCATACCGAAGAAATATTCCAGATGCAGATTTTATATATTTACGTGGTATTAAAAGACTTAATATAAGTGGATGGATTCAAATAACAGATATTGCACTTGTACACCTATGTGGTATTCATACTCTTAATCTAAGATATGGTTATCAACCAACAAGAATAACGAATGCAACGCTTGTAAACCTACGTGGTATTCATACTCTTAATATAGATAATTGGGAACAAATAAGAGATGTTGCATTTGTAAACCTACGTGGTATTCATACTCTTAGTATGGATTCTTGTGATCAAATAACGGATACAGCATTTATTAACCTACGTGGTATTCATTCTCTTTTTATGGTTGAGTGTAATCAACCAACAATAACGGATGCAGCGTTTGTACACCTACATGGTATTAATACTCTTAATATGCAATTTTGTAATCAAGTATCAATAACAAACATTGCATTTGATAATTTACATGGTATTAAAAAACTGAATATGTTTGCTTGTAATCCAGAAAGAATTGTATATGCACTTAGTATTGGATTACCTGTTACTAAATAATTAATTTATTTTTGTAATTTATGTATAAAAATTATAAAAATAAAGTATCTAAATACAAGAATAAATTGAATCAAGTTGGAGGTGCATGTCCATTTAAGAACGGTGATATAGTAATAAGAAAAGATGATAATTCTAAATACGGAACTGTTGTTGGTTTAATACTAAATGAAAGATTACAAACATGTATTAATTTATATGTAAAATTAGAAAATGGAGAGGTTGAAATTTGGAACTCAATAGATGTTGAAAAAATAGATACGGAAAATTTAGATGAACTTGCACGTACATTATTAATTACAAATATTTTAAGTACAATGTCTTTACCAGATATAATAAAATTATATAGAACAAGGCATCCAGGAGTGCAAAATGCAATAAAAGTATATAGAAAGCATGATTTTTATAATCAAAGACCATTACAACGTGATGTATCATTATTAGAATTTAATGAAATGTTTCCATTTTGTAATGGTCTTAATATCTCACGTAGAAGAGATATAATAGATGCAGATTTTGTATATTTACGTGGTATTAAAAGACTTAATATAACTTGGTGTAATCAGATAACAGACGCTGCATTTGTAAACCTACGTGGTATTCATACTCTTAGTATACATGGTAACCAAATAACAGATGTCGCGCTTGTAAACCTTCGTGGCATTCATACTCTTGATATAAGTTATTGTGATCAAATAACAAATTTATCGTTTGTACATTTACGTGGTATTCATACTCTTGATATGTCAGAATGTGAAAATATAACAGATATTGCATTTATAAATTTACGTGGTATTCATACTCTTGATATGAATGAATGTGAACAAATAACGGATGTTGCATTTATTAACCTACATGGTATTCATACTCTTAGTATACATTATTGTATTCAAATAACAGATGCAGCGTTTGTACATCTTCGTGGTATTCACACTCTTGATATGGATTATTGTAGACAAATAACTGATGTTGCATTTGTAAACCTACGTGGTATTCATACTCTTAATATGAATTCTTGTAGACGAATAACGGATGCAGCGTTTATTAACCTTCATGGTATTCATACTCTTCTTATGGAAAGTTGTTATCAAATAACAAATGCTGCATTTGTTCACTTACATGGTATTCATACTCTTAATATAACTATGTGTAATAAAATAACAGATGTTGCATTTGTAAACCTACGTGGTATTCATACTCTTAATATGGAAAGTTGTAGACAAATAACTGATGTTGCATTTGTAAATTTACGTGGTATTCATACTCTTAATATGAATGAATGTAATAATCAACACAAAATAACAAATAATGCATTTGTAAACTTACGTGGTATTCATACTCTTAACATAAGTAAGTGTTATCAAATAACAGATGATGCAATTGTTTACCTACAAGGTATTCATACTCTTAATATATCTTTTACTCATTATATATCTGGTTCAAAGTTTGCATACCTACGTGGTATTCAGTCTCTTGATATGAGTTATTGTACGTTTATAACAATTCCTAGTATTGTACACTTACATGGTATTAAAGATCTTTATATGTCTGGTTGTAATCAAGATATAATAGCGTTTGCACGTAGTATTGGATTACCTGTTATTAGGTAATTAATTTATTTTTGTAATTTATGTATAAAAATTATAAAAATAAAGTATCTAAATACAAGAATAAATTAAATCAAGTTGGTGGTGCATGTCCGTTTAAGAATGGTGATATAGTAATAAAAAAAGATTACTCAAAATATGGCACTGTTGTTGGTTTAATACTAGATACAAGATTACAGACATGTACTAAATTATATGTAAAATTAGAAAATGGAGAGGTTGAAATTTGGAATTCAATAGATGTTGGAAAAGATAATTTAGATCAACTTGCAAATACATTATTAATTACAGATATTTTAAGTACAATGTCTTTACCAGATATTATAAAATTATATAGAACAAGACACCCAGAAATAAAAAATGCAATAAAAGTGTATAAAAAGTATGATTTTTATGATCAAGAACCATTACATCGTGATGTATCATTAAGAGAATTTAATGAAATGTTTCCATTTTGTAATGGTCTTAATATCTGTAATAGAAGAGATATAACAAATGAAGATTTTAGATATTTACGTGGTATTAAAAGACTTAATATGTGGTATTGTCATCAGATAACAGATGCTACATTTGTAAACCTATGCGGTATTCATACTCTTGATATATCTGGTTGCAATCAAATAACGAACGCTGCATTTATACACTTACGTGGTATTCATACTCTTGATATATCTGGTTGCAATCAAATAACTAATTATGTATCTGTAAATCTTCGTGGTATTCATACTCTTATAATGAAAAAGTGTATAAATATAACAAATGATGCATTTGTAAACCTACGTGGTATTCATACTCTTGATATATCAAAAAGTGATCAAATAACTAATGTTGCATTTGTAAACCTACGTGGTATTCATACTCTTGATATGGCAGAATGTAGAAATATAACAGATATTGCATTTGTAAACCTACGTGGTATTCATACTCTTAATATATCTTATTGTAATCAAATAACGCATATTGCATTTGTAAACCTACGTGGTATTCATACTCTTAATATGAATTCTTGTAGACGAATAACGGATGCAGCGTTTATTAACCTTCATGGTATTCATACTCTTAATATGATTGGTTGTATTCAAATAACAGATGCAGCGTTTGTACATCTTCGTGGTATTCATACTCTTAATATAGATTATTGTAATGAAATAACAATAACGGATGTCGCGTTTATTAACATGCGTGGTATTCACGTACTTTATATGACAAATTGTTATCAACAAACAATAACAGATGCAGCGTTTGTATACCTTCGTGGTGTTAATACTCTTGATATGCAATATTGTGATCAAGTATCAAATAATGCATTTGATAATTTAATTGGTATTCGTTATATTAATATGCGTTTTTGTAATGAAGATAGAATTGCATATGCACGTAGTATTGGATTACCTGTTACATTTTAAAAATTGAAAAAAAGATTATATAATAATTCATATAATCTTTTTAAATTAAGTGTAGTGTATAAACTACATTTTTTCATCATGGCGAACCCCACACCAAAAATCATCGCACATTGTACGATTGGAAATAATTACCACCTTCAACTTGATGATGGTGGTGGTCTACTAGATGGAGAACACCATTTTGAAGAGAAGAATGCAAAATATCTTGGATTGAATAAAGATGGTTATCCTACTTTCAAGATTAATAATATCTGTAGAAAATCCAATACAAAAAAGTGTTCTAAAAAAAAGTGTTTTAATGCATCTAAAAAAAAGTGTGCTAATGCATCTAAAAAAAAGGATTCACTTTATAGAGGTTATCCAGGAATTTGTGCATGTATGACACTCTTTATTAATTCTCGAGAGGGATGGAATATTACTTCTATAGAGTAATAATTTTTTTATTCAATCCAAAATCGATTATAATCAGAATTTTTAATAGAACTTGATATAAACTGTTCAGTTGGACATAATATTTTAATATTTTTATACTTTACAGATTTAATATCTCCATCTCCTGATGTAGTACCAGAATGACCAATTAATTTTAATTGAGAACTATTTATTGAACCAAAATTAATTGTTTGACCATAACATTTTTTAGAAAATCGTTTTATTTTTTTTGAAAATGCATAAATTAAATATGTAATAAAAAACCATGCTGCACTACCATTTTTCTTATCCATATACACATATATTTTACCATTATATTTAGTATCATAATCTGGTAACGTATTTAAATTTAATTTTTCAATAACATTATAATTAGGTCGATCTTTTGTTTCTTCTTTCCAACAATCCCATTCAATTATTCTTTTGCTACTTACCATTTTTTTAATATTTTTCATCCATGATTCTTTTTTTCCTACTAAACATCTTAATATTAAATGAGCAGGTACAATATCACCACCACCATTATTATCTAAATGAAAATGAATACTACTATAATCATCTCTATTTTTTATTAATCGATCAAGTTCTATTTTTAGTTTTTTATAGTTATTATCTACAATAAATGAATCAAAATAAAAATGATTATTATTTTTAATTATTATTGGATTTGAAGTATTTAATTTAAATGTATTATTATTTGTATATTTTATAGTATATTCAATATTATTATTATCTTTTTGTAAAATTACTTTTTTAATATGTAAATTATCTAAATAATTATACGTGTGTAAATAAAACAAAAATAGATTTTCATCTACATACGGATTATATTGATTATTTAATAAAGATACATATAATAATATATAATTATTCCAATCTAATGTTTCATTTGTAATTACTTTAACTATTTTATAATTTTTATATTCACCATCTAATATTAATCCATTAATATCTATATTAAATGGTAAAAATTTATTATGATTATTACTTTCAATAAAAAAATGTGATAATGTATGAATTTTATTAAATGCTATTTTAACAGGATAATATTTTGATACTATATTATTAACGGTTTTTATTAAGTTATTCATATAATTATATTAGATTATTTATTTCTTCTTACAATTAAAAATAATAGTCCGGTTGATACAAATCCAGTAATAAATCCATTTAAAAATGTATAATTATAGACATAATTTACATAATTTGAATATATATTAGAAAAACTACTATTATCTTGAGGGTTGTAGGTCGGAGGCATTTTATATTTAATTGATATTTATTTAAAATAAAAATATCAATTTTCTTATTCTAAAAATTGATATTTTTTATTTTAAAGCCTTTAGAAATACTCTATAAAAACCTAATTTTGGTTTTATTATAGGCTATATAAATAAAAATCTATAAAAGAATATAATGGAAGAAAACGCTACAAATCACATCTGTAACAAATGCGGAAAAGAATTTAAACGTAAAAGTCATTATACGAGTCATTTAAATCGAAAGACACCATGTATTACTGATAAAAAATTAAAAGAATATGAAATGAATATAGAAAAAAATGAGAATATAGAAGAAAAAAAAGAAATAGTAGAAATAAAATCAAAAAAGAAATTTATCGATTTATTTTGTGGTATTGGTGGATTTCATCAAGCATTAAAATCATTAGATTTAGAATGTGTATTTGCATGTGACATTGATAAAAATTGTCGAGAAGTGTATAAGAAGAATTATGGATTAGAACCGGCGAGTGATATTACTAAAGTAGATGAAAAAACATTACCTGATTTTGATGTAATTTGTGCAGGATTTCCTTGTTTTGTTGCTGGTACAAAAGTATTAACAAACAGTAATTATAAGAATATTGAAGATGTGGATATAACAGATAAATTATTAACTCATGATAGAAATTTTCAAAATATTGCAAATATTCAATATAAAGTATATGATGGATATTTATATACAATTAATCATGATTTTTCACCAAATCCAATAGTATGCACAGACGAACATCCATTTTATATAATAGAAAAACAAAAAGTATTTAATAAAAGTATAAATAAATATATAATTAAATATTCACATCCAATGTGGTTACCAATTAAAAATATTACTAATAATGATTTTTTTGGTATGGTAATTAATACAAAAAGTGATTATCCTGAATTAATTCAAAAAAATAAAAGTCATTGGTTTCTGTTAGGATATTTTATGTGCAGTGGTTGTATTTATAAAGAAAGTGGATTTATTGGATTTTTGATAAAAGAGAAAGACGAAGAGATCTATTATAAAATTAATAAAATAATGAAATTATCAAATTTAGAATGTTATATACCAGGATGTAAAAAATATTATGCAAGTAATGTATATTGGAATTATGTATTATCACAATTTAAAGATAATATACCAGAGTGGTTACAAAATGCTCCAATTGAATATATTAAAGAATTTTTTAATGGATATCATTATAATACAAAAATATATACAAATGGATCAATACAAATAATAACTCCATCATTTAATATTGCAATGAGTTTACAAAGATTGTATTTAAAATTAGGATATATATTCAAAGTATTTAAATGTAATGATAAAATAAATTCAAAATATTGTATTGAAGGATATTTATTAAATAAAATATGCAAAGATGCATTTATAAAAGATAATTATTTCTGGTATAAATCAAAATCAATATATAAAAATTATGTTGAAGATCAATCAGTATATAATTTTGAAGTAGATGTTGATAATAGTTATATTGTAGAAAATACAATTGTACATAATTGTCAAGCGTTCTCAAATGCAGGCAATAAACAGAATTTCAGTGATAAACGAGGAATGTTATTTGAACATATATTACGTATTGCAGTAGAGAAAAAACCATCATTTTTATTCCTAGAAAATGTAAAACATATTAAAAAAATATCTGAAGGTGAAGTATTTAAACATATTTTAAAACGTATTGATGAAAGTGGATATTATGTAGATGAAAAAAAAAGTATTTTTGAATTATCACCGCATCAATTTGGGATACCTCAGCATAGGGAGAGAGTAATTTTTGTATGTATTAGAAAAGACATATATGATAAAGAAAAAATAATAGAAATAGTTCCATCAAATATTCCTATAAATATGGAAAGTATTATAGAGACAAATATTAATATTACAAGTAAATATAAAATATCCAAAGAAGTAGAAAATATATTAAATGCATGGGATGAAATGGTAAAAGTATGTGAAACAAATCAAAATATGTCACCTACCATATTATGTAATGAATTTAATACTGTTTATACACCAGAAGAATTTAAGAAATTACCAGAATGGAAAAGAGATTATATAAATAAGAATAAAGATATTTATAAAAAATATAAACCACAATGGGATACATGGTATACTAAACACAAAGAACTACTAACTAAAAAAGAAATTTATGGTAAATTAGAGTGGCAGGCGGGTAAGAAAAAAGAAGACGATAGTATTTGGAATTACTTCATTCAATTACGTCAATCTGGTATTAGAGTAAAGAAAAACGATTATTTTCCTACACTAGTTGCAATAGTACAAACACCCATATATGCAAAAGAAAAACGATATATAACACCCCGAGAATGTGCACGTTTACAAGCATTTCCTGATAGTTTTATTATGCATGAATCAGATAATGTTGCATATAAACAATTTGGAAATTCAGTATGTGTAGATGTAATGAAATTTGTTATGGAAACAGTATTAAAATTATATGATTTTCTTTAATAATTATAAATTAAAGTAATTTAACAAATGTATTATATAAATATTCATAAATCATAATTTCTTTAATTTCATTTATATTTGTTTCTTGTTCAGGTGTCAGAGTAGGAAATTTATAAATATATTCAGAATGATTATTATCAATCCATTTAAATAATGCACTTTTATAAGAAATTGATCCAGCATCTTTTTTAAGATATATTTGTTGATTTACAATATTACTTGGAAATATATATAATTTACGATCATTGATAACACATAATATTAAAGTCATGTTAATATTATGTTTAGCGGTAGATAATGTATTAATCAATCTTACATCACCCTTACTTTTTTGTGCTTTAATTGAATATTTTAATTTTAACATTCGAATATCATTTTTATATTCTGAACCAGATGAATGTGTTTGATCTAAATCTTCACATTTAAATCCAATTTCTAGAAAAGCATTTAATAATGATTTTTCAATTAGTTTACCGTAGATAAATTTATTTTCGTTTTTTTTGGGTGGAAATTTTTTACAAATTGAGATAATTTCAATAAAATATTTTCTCATGATATCAGGATGTTTGTATAATATTTCAATAATTAATTTACATTTAATTCTTGATTTATTACATATATTTCGATACCAATTTCGAAACCAATTTTGGATTTTAATACTAAATATATCTTTATCAATAGTTAATGGTTGTTCTGTTAAATTAGATTCTGGATTATTATCATTAAGTGTTAAATTAGATGCTAAATTTGTTAATGCGTCCATTTTTGATGGAATTAATATCCAATCTTTATAATAATAAAAAAATCAATTTTTTATAAAATTGATTTTTTTAGTCTAAATTAATACAAATGATATATATTAAAATGGAAGGGGAATTATGGCAATTTAAAATATATCATTCTATGTGTGATATATTTTATAATAAATATGAATTATTTAATGAATTATATATTCCAGAATTAAATTATAGTTTAAATGCAATAGGTGGACAATATAATATTTTAAAACCATCATCAGATAGATATCAAAATAAAAATATATTTTTTAATAAAAAGGTAATAAAATTACTAAAATATGTTAGTATTGATAAACGTGATCAAATTAAAATAAAAAAAATTATTAAAAATAATAAATTGTCATAATAATTATTATAAAAATTGATTTATAATAGTATTATTGCATTTATTTTATAGAATAAAATGAATTCATTATGGAGACATCCATTATCATTAGATTTATTTTTAACAGAAACATATCCATTTCATCTTAGAATAAAAAATATAATAAAGTTAAATAAAGGTGATAAATTAGATATAATTTGTTTGGATAGAAATCTATATGATTTAACATCACATCATGAAGAAAATAAAGTATTATCACCAATAAATTTTTTTGATAAAAGTTATAAGGGTGTATATATTCATGATCATAATTTAAGTGGTACATTCATATTTGATAATATATTGGATAATGAACCATTTGAATTTCATATTGAATGGAAAAATAATAGTTGGTATCCATTAAAAGATGGTAAATTACAATCAGATGAACAATTTACTTTTCCAATTGAATTTGAAAATAAATCATGGAATGATTTTAATATTATGACAAGAATTGGATGGCGTGGTCCAATGTTATTAAAGAAACATTTAAAATATTTACCAAAAATATACAACATGGATATGTTTGAACATCATAATGAAGTAAATAATATATTATTGTCCGAATAAAAAATTGAAAAAATATTATTTTCTATTATTTTAATAATAAAATTATTGTTATGATGGAACATAATATTTTTTCGTCAAAAGATTTACCTCCACCTCCAGGATTATACAAATATAATCAACCAATAATTCCAGGACAATATAAATCTGATCAATATACGCAATCTGTTCAATATACGCAACCTGTTCAATATACGCAACCTGATCAATATACGCAACCTATTCAATATATACAACCTATTCAATATACGCAACCTATTCAATATACGCAACCTATTCAATATACGCAACCTGTTCAACAAATGCAACCTGTTCAACATACGCAACCTATTCAATATACGCAACCTGTTCAACAAATGCAACCTGTTCAACAAATGCAACCAGTGGAACAAATGCAACCTGTTCAACAAATGCAACCTACTCTATATACGCAACCTACACTATATATACAACCTGTAGAACAAAAGCAACCAGTGGAACAAGTACAACCTGTTCAATCTACACAAGATAGACTACCATTACTAATGGCGTGTAAAAATAAATTAGAATTTGAGTTAATGTTAGCGAATGAAAAAATAGAATTTATTAAAACGCAATTAATAAAACTAGATGGTATGATTGATGAAGAAAAAGTATTAATGGGTATTGTTGAACCAGAAATTAAACCAATTTCTGAACCAGAAATTAAACCAATTGCTGAACCAGAAGTTAAACCAATTTCTAAACTTGAAATCAAACCTAGTATTGTACCAGAAATAAATCATAATATAAAAAAATCAAAGATAAATAATAGAAAAATATCACCAGAATTTATAGATGCAGTAAATGATCTATTATCAAAAGAGACAGTACCATTAATGTTACCTCAAATTCGTGCTAAATTGTCAAAAAAAGTTTTACCAGAAGCAGATCTTAGAGGTGTATTTAAAGAAATGATGGATAATGTTCCAGGTATTCAAAAAAAGATAGAGATTAAAATAGATCGTGTTGGTCAAACTAGAGAAGAACATTTATATTTTTTAACAACTAAGTTAGATAGGATTTGTTTCAAGAAAATGAAAGGAAAACCTTGTAAATTAAATGAAAATAGAATTTGTAATTATTGTACTGTTTAATACCAAACGTCCGCGTCTTTATACTAAAAGAACCCCTAAAGAGGGTTCTTAATTTTAGTATTTGAGGGTAAATAATATATTATTTAGATCATTAATTTATTTATAGTATAAATATATATGTACTTAAACAAATTAATTAAGTATAAACAAAAAAATGAAGAGATGAATGGTGGCGCTGTATTTCCAGTAGATGTAGGTAATATATATAATATAACTAGAGGTGAGGCGGAATTATGTAAAGTTTTATTAGAAAATGAAGTTGATATTGCAACAGTATTACCTGGTAAAGCGCTATCTGATAATTATTTAAGATGTAAAGCACATAAGTATGGAAACTTATTATTGAATAATTGGTTAATAAATAGAAAAACAAAAATTCAAGAAATTCTAGATGAATTTGATTATTTATATAATATGAAAAAAGCATTAAGTGCAACTACTTTTAATGATTTATATAAATGGACTATGTTACCAGTAATTAGACAATATGAAATATTAAAAGGTCCTATTACTGTTACATTTGGTATTGATCTCCGTGAACAAAGTATGAGAAATGCATTAAAAAATCCAGATGGTGTATTAGTTGGATTAATTTGTGATGCATTAAAAGGATTAGAAAGTCGTCCATTTGATCGTGATGTTTTCGCTCAAGTATATGCAGGACCTCGTGAACAATTATTAAAGAAATTTCCAGGAACAATTGATGCAATTTGTGGTCCTGATGGATCACCAAGAACTTTGGTAGATAAAGATGGTGTTAAACCATATAATACAAAATATGTTAGAACTGCAGGTGATGCAAATAAAGTAACAGTCGAATTTTATTTTGATGGATCAAAACAAATCAATGAACCAAATGAAAAACCGGGTGTTCATTTTATTCAAGCGACTGGTCCTTGGCACAAAGTAACTTGGTTAGAAACAAGTATGATGCAATGTGTATACGAAGCGAAATTAAGATATGATTTATTAAATAACACTGAAAAAATTAAAGAAATTAACGAAGATGGTGAAGAAGAAGTAGTAGAAAAACAAAAAATTATACCTTATTATCAATGGTTACACGGTGCTTTATTACGTTGTGCTAAAAGTGTCGCATATTCTCGTTTAGTGCAAGCAGAAGCAAAAAGAATGGGCAAAACAATGGCACCTGCACTATTTACTGGACGTAGAACTGGTGGTTATGCATTTTTATTATTACAAAATTTATTTTTTGGAGATCATTTTCTTCAAAATAGACCACCTGTAGCGGGTGGTCCTTTTGCAGTACCCAATAGTTTATTATTAACTAATCCTGATCCCAATGTAACCGTATCACTTGGTACATCATCTGTAGATTCATGGGTAAAATTAAAACAATTAAATTTACCTTGTTTATTACCAGCAGGTACACATGCACATGAATTATCAATGGTAGGATCTATTTTGTATCCTCAACTTGACAGAAATAAATATAATGTACCATTAACACAAATTCTTGGACATTATTTATATTATGAACTTGTATGGAAATTTACAGGTGGACCTATGGCGATGTTACCTGATACACTTGGTTCACGTGCATTTATGAAAGCAGCAAATTTAATTACAGTAATTAACAAAGAAGGAGTAAGAGTACCATTTATTAAAGTAATTCAAAATGGAAGACAAGATTCTGGTACATTAGACGATTTTAAACGTAATATGATAGAATTTAATTATTTAAATCAAGATGGATCACCAATTGTAATTGCTGGTATGCCAAACGGTATGATGGCATCAGAAATTGACACAACTGATAAATTATATGAAGCGAACATTGTTGGTTATAATAGTTTTGGTGCAGGTGGATTTTTTGGTGATAGTGTTAAAGTATGGGGTGAAAGTGTAAACAGTAATAGTATGGCGGTAAAGGCGGTAAAAGTAGAATACAATGCAGACGCACGTGCATATAATTATAGTGGTTTACCATATATTGAAGCCGTCGCTGGACGCGTATGTGGATATCCAGTAAAAACAGGTGATCCTAATACATTATTAAGTGTTGATTTACCTAGTAAATTATCATTGAATAGAAATTTAGATAATGCAACAATTAAACTAATAAGACAATATTTAATTGATGTTCGTTCATCCGCATTAGATCCTAGACTGGTAGATGCATCCGGAAGTGTTGGTAATGATATTCACTTAGAATCATTTTTTAAAGTAGATGTTGGTATTATAGAAGAAGGTCTTGCACAATTAGGTGTTACACTTTAATTAAAATTGAAAATATTTAGTTTGTTTTTTATATAAATTCGATGCAAATGTAAATAACCTATCTGGTAATGGTGCATTTAATGATCCTGGGACAATATATTTTTGTGGAGTTAATTTTTTTTGTTCAAAAAATTCATTCCAATCTAATTCATCACTACAACATGCAACACATATAGTTGCATGTAATGTAATATTATCATGTTTTAATTTACCTTCAGGTGGATTCCAATGATAATGAAGTTTATATGCTCGATATGATTTACCATCAGTTTTTATTCTATCATCTTTATGAACAAAACCACATTTGCAACACATTTCAATTAGATTTATATTATTCATGTTTATAAATATTAATATTATATTTATATCTAAATATAATATCTATAGAAGGATATAAAATATGCTATACTAATAGGAAAGTATTATAGAAGAAGGTCTTGCACAATTAGGTGTTACACTTTAATTAAAATTGATAAACTTTAGTAATAATACTAAAATTTATTAATAAAAATGTCCGATAAATCAGACTATGAGGATGATGTTAATGATGCAATTTATACTTTTGAAAATGCCAGATCAGTAAATGAACTAGGTAAATTAACACTACAATTTTTACAACATAAAATTGTATCAACAAATTATCATTTTGGACCATTGTATAAAGAATCTAAAATAATTTTACCTGAATTAATTCAGATGAATAAATTAGGATTTATAACAACAATGAGTAAACCTGGTAAAAAAAATCTAAATATTAGACAAAGAGGATATGTATGTGGTATAATAAATAAAAAAAATTATGTTAAATTTGTAAAACGTATGAATGAAATCTCTAATAAAATATATATTAGACATACACATGATAATACTTTAATTGATACATTATTAAATATTGGATCATATCCTGAATGGTATTGGATATTAGAAGATATTACTAATAAAAAGTATATTCATGTAAAAAATTCTTCAAATTCATTTGACTATTTTACATATTGTGATTTTATTGATGAATTAAATCATAATTATTTTGAAATTGAAATAATTGATTTGGAATGTGGACGTGAAAAATATATTCACAAAAAAATAGTAACTGCATTAGAAATTAATAATATGATAGATTAAAAAATGAAAATTAAAGTTATTTAAACCGTCAAATTTATTTATTATAAAAATGTCAGAATACTATAAAGTTATTCTTGAGGATGAAGAACGAAAAATTTCACGTGAAATTGAGATGCAAGAAATTTCAGCAAATTATGGATTTTCACCAAAAATAATAAAATCTGAAATAACTTTTAATAAAGAAGATAGAAAATATATTGGCAATATTACAATGGAAAATTTAAATGAATTATGTATTGCTGATCGATATGGTGAAGATCCGCGTAATATACCTAAAATAATTTGGGATCAAATTCGAACTATCATAAGAATTTTATATAATGAAGAAGGTATTGAATATATTGATATTACAGGATATAATTTTATTGAGAAAAAAGGTAAAGTATATATTATTGATTTTGGTGATGCTATATATACTAGAAAAGATAGAGAAATGAATTGGTTTTTAAGTTATTTTCTAGGTGGTCATAATGGATGGAATCCTGATTTTAAGTAAACTTAAAATCACTCATCACTCTTTCGGAGTGCAACCCAGACTTTAAATAAATTTAAAGTCTGGGCACCTTCGTAAACTCGGAAATCCAGATTTTCGATAAATCGAAAATCTATCATCACTCATTCAGAGTGCAACCCAGATTTTAAGTAAACCTAAAATCTCTCAACCTTCTACAAAAAAAATTTTTGTCTTAGAAATCTGTTATCACTATAAAAAATTGAAAAATAATTTCTATTATAATTATCTTATTGTTTTACAAAAGTAAAAATGAGCAATAAAGAAAAATATGCAAAATGCAAGTATCTTATTTATTCATGTTTTACTACTAAATCAAAATATGGTGGAAGTATAGGTGGTAGTCAATATTATAATTTATATCCAAATACAGAAGAGGAAGCTAAAGAAATGTTAGCAATTGCACAAAAAGAATCGGAAGAATTTTATGCAATATTTGGTGGTAAAGATACAACATATCGATATGGATATCATCTTAATAATCCAGATTGGTGGACAAGATAAATTATTTTATACTGGTGTAAAATAAAAACTAATTTCCATAATACTAACCTGAATTTTATTTTTATATCCTTTAATAAAAATTGAAAAAAATATTTATTATATATTTTAACAGACAATTACCCGTGGGAAAATGCCAACGTTTGAAGATACGTTGCATATTCCTGGTTTTGGAATTGGAATTATACAATTCTTATCATATCCTGAAGCACAACTTTTTAAAGGTGTAAGTACGTATTGTAGAGATACTGTATCTAAAGTAATCAATCTTTTGCAACCATTATATTCTTACAATGAGGGAACACTATGTTTTAATGAGAATAAGAAGATAACAAAGACAATTAAGAATTGCATGAGTATTGGAATTAAGAAAAGGCATGATACATATACACTTGTAATTGAGACCTATTTTTATAGTAGAAGTCGTTGCACATATAATTCAGACAGTGAATCCGAAGATTATTTAGAACCATCATATAAAACTAATAAAAAAAGAAGCGAAATAAGTGCAGAATTTGCAATAAACTATATTAGAGAAATTAAACTTTTAGCACGCACACTTAAGAAGAAATATTGTAAATCTAATTTTTATGAGATTAAATTAGATTTACAACCATTACCTGAAATTGATTATGAAATTGATTATGAATCTAATCATGAATCTGATCTTGAATCTGATCATGGTTATGAAGTATATGATTACGATGGTAACGATTATGATCATTATTCATATTATGGTGTTATTAATGATGGTTACTTTCAAGAATATTCGTATTTTGATCGTTTTATTGATTATGATTATAGTCAAGATGATTATGATCTACATACTGAAAATATGGAAATATTAATGTCAGAACTCCAAGATTTTTTTTTAGATCGTATGTTTGATTAGAGAATATTGAAATATTATAATAAATTTGAAAAAATATTATTATTCTAATGATGATATTAATTTATTAGAATACTATGGAGACTAATAAATATAAATTTTCACGTACCAAAAATGAAGTAACAGAAGAAGCAAAACATTTATCAGATAAATTAATTAAAGATTTATACAGTAATTATAAACAATCAGAACAAAATCCGTTGAGTATGCAAGATGCAATGGATAATGTAGAAGATCTTGCACAGATAACTGAAATTCTTCAACGATTAATATCACGACGTAATACGTCATATGTTAAAAAATAATTTATTTTATAATATTATATATATGTCAACACAACCAGATATACCATTTACACCCGCTCAATTATCTAAAATAGATGCAAATTTACAAGCGATGATTGATTTTTGTGATCAATCATATAATTATTCTCAAAGTGTGATTGGTGAAGTTTATTTAAAATTAGATGCAGGAACTCCTTCTGGAAAAGATAAAAATACTTTTAATAATATTTTATCTATTGCATTTGTTTTAATTGGTGCATTACCAATTCCAGGAATAGGTATAGTTGCAGGAATAACTAGTAGTATTGTTCAATCATTTAATGATTCAGTACCAGAAGGAAGTGGTCTTGAAAATAAATTTGCATATATGATTGATCAATTTAATTCTACTACATTAGCTCTTAGAGGTAAACTTACTAATTTAAAATCTGATCCACAATCTCACCGTCATGATATTTTTAATTATACAGATAAAAATGGAAATCCAAATAATATGCCATTTAGTAATCTTGCAGCGTGTGATATTCCTCATAGCGATTCAACTGATTTTACAAATATGTTAATCGGATTTAGAAGAAAATTAAGATATACTGTTTGTAAAGAACCTTTTCAAATGAAAAGACGTTGGGGTGTTTATTTTCATGATCAT